ATCGCCAGACGTCTTTCAGTTGTTGATTCTTTTATTATTTTATTTATTGCACTTATTTTTAAATAAGGAATTCTTTTGCCATTTTCGGCAATACGATTTGCGTAGAGGCGATACATTTTTTCTTCAAATCTTCCCCTGGTTAATTTGATTAATGGTTTTTCATCGTTTGTATGTATAATTTTAAATAACATATCAATCGGAACATTGAAAGCATTGTCTGGTTTTATTTCGAAGTCGAGTGAGTAAATTCCATTTGTCATATATGGCAGCTCCGTGGTTCTTTGATAATATGCTTCGTAGAATAGATTTACGCTGTCAGTCATATCCTTGTAGTTTTTGTCTTGTATTAATTCCTCGGTTGATGATAATAATTCTTGTGTATGTGTTTGCAAGTCGCTTCTTGTGAATAATTCTTTCTCAGCCAAATAGGGATAGTATATTTGAATCATATCTTTCGGTGCAAGGACTCTGCTTTCGCTTTCGCTTTCGCTTTCGCTTCCGCTTCCGCTTCCTCTTGCTTCTACTACGTCCGTATACTCTAAAACATCTTCAGCTAAACATAAAAATATAGTTTGGCAAATGATCGGTTCATAGTCCAGCAGAATTTGTTTATTTGTTGTTGAAATTATATTTTTACCTTGCTCTTTGATAAATGGGTCTATTTCGTTTACATTAAATGGATTAACATTATAAACAACCTCTTCGCGATGATATACGAATTTTTGTCCTATGGGAATATCTTCAATAATTGGTAACATTTGTAGAAGCAGTTCTTCTTCGTCGTCGTCCTCAACACCCTCGTCGGCACTCTCGCCTGCACCCTCGCCGACACCCTCGATTGCTCTTTTTATATCTGCACTTTTATACTTGTAAAAAAGCTCTATAATATCGTCATAGGTGTATGTATCTTTCAACTCTTCGATATCAGCGTGTAAAATAAGTTCGCATTCTTGTTTAAGATTGTTTCTATGCGAATTTGTTAGAAAGTCAATAAGCGATTTTTTAGTAACAAGTTTTGTATCATTGTTAGATAACTTATTGTATAGTTGCGTTGGTGTATACATTACCCCCTGTTTGGAAAAAAGATATACTTCATCAAACGAAATCGGTTTTTCTAGTTTAATATTTATAATAATCTTTTTTTTAATAGTTTCAATTGTGTCATCCCCATATAAACATTCAAATGAAAATATGATATCTATATTAAATTTTACAATATTTTTTATTTCATTGTAACTAAAAATTTTTTGAAAAAGAATTAGACTTTGTATTACTTCTTCTTGTTGTTGTAATTCTTCTGGTTCGACATTTTCCAATTTTTCTAATTCTCTCGCCAACTCTTCGCTTTCCAGATATTGAACAAGTTTCTCTGGATCTGTAGCGATAAATGCAGTAAAACGCTGCTTTAGTTCATCTTCGGTGATTTCCCAATTTCTTTTTGTTAGTGGACTTGTTTTTCCATAAAAAATAACTACTTTATCCGGGATTTGATTATTTGTTTCGTCTCTTTTGTTATTTATATAAGCTACTTTAAATATATCTTTTTTTATTCTATCCCGCATTATGGCTATTGTGGCTATTATATATAATATAATATAAGATATAATATAAGATATAATATAAGATATAATATAAGATATAATATAAGATATATACCTATAATCTTTAATATAATCCGTAATCTTTAATATAATCTTTACTATATTAAAAGTATCATAGTTTATTTACTATATATAGTAAATATACCTGTCTCCCGTTAAAATCGTGTTTATAATACTAAATGAGTGTAAAACTAATCGTCGCAATGTGTAAAAATAATGGTATAGGATTTAATAATAAAATTCCTTGGAAAATATCAGAGGATATGAGTTACTTCTTTAAAAAAACATCAGGAAACTATCTAGGCGACGGGGATAAAAAAAATGTAGTAATCATGGGGCGAAACACGTGGGAATCGTTACCTAAAAAATATAAACCTCTTCCTCGTCGATTCAATATAGTTCTTACTAGAAATGTGCAAAGGTTGCTAGTATTGGATCAACGCGACACTGCGTTCTCGTCGTCTATGGATGATGCAATGAATTTATGTTATGGTCAAGGAGAGAAAGGAGAGAAAGGAGAGAAAGGAGAGAACCTATCAAAAAAGAAATCAGTTTCATGTAATTTTAATGACATTTGGATTATAGGGGGTTCGTCAGTATATCAAGAATTTATAAAACGTGAGATGAATACAGAACTATCGAAATATTATATTACCTATATAGATAAGGATTATGAATGTGATACATATTTTCCTCTTTTAGAAAATATGAATAAATATCATGTTACTCGATTCGAAAAACAAATGTGTATTGATAACAATACGCACAATAAAACTCTACTGAATGTTTACTATATCGTGTTTAAAAAAATAAAATATACAGATGAAAAACGAATAGAAGAATTATTCACTTCGTATAAAAGTAGTGATGAAAAAAAAAGTAACCTTATACTTTATGTAAAAAATGCCGATATCGGTAAATGTGACATGAGTAATATGACGGCGGATGAAGATGAAATATTATTTTCGATGTTTTGTTCATAGGGGTGTTATGATCGTTAGTCAAAAATACGCAACGGAACACAACCCCCGCAATCAATATTTTCATTATCAACAGAACACATTTTTAAATTATTTGATACTATCTCTTGCTTAAACATTAAATCTGTCTCCATCTGTTTATTAAACTCTTTCATATCGCATCTCCATGGACATTCTAAAACCACCCCATATGGTTTTACAATTTTTTTGCACATTGAGTCTTTTCTATTTGTGCTATTTGGACTCATACATCCGGCTAAACATTTTGAACCAAAAAGTCTTTTTATAACACCAGACAAATCCATGGTTAATAATTTGGAAAGATCCATGGTTTTTTGTTCCGGGCCCGTATCTTCTTCGTCCATTTTATTTGCTATTTTTTTTAGTTCAGATGGTGTATAGTTTTCTATAAGTTTTGTCTGCTTTTTTATGGAGTAATTATAGTGTAGTAACATGATACACCCGAATATAATAATAATAATGCATAGCGCATATTTATGTTTATAATAGTTTTCAAGAAAATTACTTTTAATTATGGAATTTTTTGGCATATGCAATGCTATAGGAATGAATGCTGAATAAATATATACTATAAATATATTATTTTATAGTGTATATTATACGGGGATATAAGGGACACTTTAAGGACACTTAATCCTTATATAAGGGGCTTTCATCTATCATCATACCGCAATATGAGATGGGTTTTTTTGAATAATCTACGGCTTTATAAATATGAATACGCACCGCATTCTCAAGTAAAAATTTGAAATTCTTCCAAAACTCTTCCTTGTGTCCAACAGACTCCGACATCGTATGCGCCAGTTCGTGAATAGAAACAAATGTCAGCGTGTTTTTATCAATAAGTGTATCTCCTGTTTTTGTCGTGTTTAAACAGAATGCAATTTTTTCACCCTTATTTTCACTATACGCGGTATGCTCACTATCAATTTGTGTTTCCATAATAGTCTGGGGGTTGAAATTTTTAATAAGTCGTTGCACATTTTCATATGTAGGATATGTCTTTTGCATATACGCCACCAGCGTTTTCATATGTTTTGTAACACTTGCTAATAAGTCTGCCGCCATTTCTTGCTTAAGTCTTTCGCGAACACAATATTTATTTCCATCTACATTAGAAGTTATACAATTCAAACCAACCATGTCATTATCAAAATAATACTTTATAAATACTATTAATATGCCTATTGCTACTATATAATTTATTGTATTCATTTGTATTATGCTATGGTTTGTGTTATGACGTGCTGTGTTGTGCTGTGTTTTGCTATGGTATGGTATGAATACCGGTTAGTAAACTTGATAATTATATATAATCACTATATAATTATTATTATTATGTGTAATGCTTAATATACCTAGATGTTTTTTAGATACTTACTGCTTACCGCAACCAATTTCAAGAGGTTGACGGAAGGTGTCGGGTTCGATGGTAGTATTCTGCCAAGGGCTTACAATAAGCTGAGGATTGGGTGGCTCAGAACGAATTTGCAAATTAGCGTTACGAAGACTGCTTCCTACAGTATCGATGCCATTCAAATAACCCGCGTTCAAAAAGTTGACACCTAAATAGTCACCGCTTCCCATTGGCTGAAGACCCCATGCGTTGTTACCATCTTTGGGGAGAAGGTCGGAAGGATTGTTAGTGTTGTTGCCAGTGCAATTGGAAGGCATGCCCGACAAGTTAGAGTCGCTTCCATTTAATGGAGAAGAGTCCGTCGCAAATGTTCCTTCATTGGCACCTGCAGGCACCATCGATGAAGGAGAGTATGAATTTGCGTTACCAGAAGCACGTCTATTTTTGGGGGCCATACTTTCGGGCATGAAATTCTTATTTGAAGAATAGTTCATGATCACGTAAATAAGAACGATTCCTCCTAAAAGTAAAAGAACGTGATGTGTCTTAAATGTTTTCTGTAAGTCTTTGAGCATCATTATATAAAATAAATGATAAAATATTTTTATAATTTTAATATTAATTGTCAAATAAGAAATAAGAAAATAAGAAATAAGAAATTATAACAAGACTAAAAAAAGTATAGTGTCGTGATATAAATAAAATTCCTTAATACGATAAATATTTATGTGTTGTTATGTTTCGGAATCGGATCCAGAACCTGCCATGGATCCAGATCCAGAATCGGAATCGGAATCGGAATCGGAATCGGAATCGGAATCGGAATCGGAATCGGAATTATAGTCTGTATCAGAATCGGAATCATCAAGCATATAAGTATTCTTAATCTTTTTAACTTCTAAATATGCATCGAATGCTAACTTTCTTGCTGTTCGAGCCTTTTCTTTGGCGGCTTTATATATTTCATAATAAATATCATTCGGTTTTTTGATTTTTATCTTTTCATCATCGTTTATTTCTAAATCTACTTCCGTAATTTCTGTAATTTCTTTAATCTCCGAGGGTTTTACGTTTTCGACGGGGTTTTCATTTTTTTTATTGTTTTCGTTTTTATTCATATTAGATGATGCTAGTGATGATAATGTATTTGATATGGGTTTGGGTTTAGGTTGGGCAATATTTATACTTGGATTCATATCGGCATCTTTTTCTATAGTATGCGAAACTGCTAAAGAATCCGTTATATTTTTTTGTTCTTCGTGTTCTTCGTGTTCTTCGTGTTCTTCACGAGATTGGTTACTTTCGGAATCACGCACACTTGTTGATAATACATCCGCATCTGTAGTTTTCTTAATTAAACATGATTGAAACACGGGTTTATCTGCCACAATAAGAACCTGACGTATTATGATTTCAAACTGAAAACTTCTTTGAGTAAATTTGATACCTTGTATTTCTAAAACAGATATTACGTCACTTTCCTGTTTTATATCATCGATGGTTAGTTTTTTTTCTGATTCATCGAATACAAAACATGTAGGCACTTTCATAAGATTTTTTGACGGGGCGATATTAGCCCGCATTGAGTAATATTTACCACCCTTAAATGGTCTTAGTGCCGATGTAAATGCATTCTCGATATCAGACTGGTCAATATCGTTTGTAAACCATGAATTTTTCTTTTCATGTATTTTTTCAATACACGATTTTTCTAAATTTTCCATGAATTCAATAAAAGACGTGTCTTCATTAGAAAACATTAAGTCGATATATGCCTTTTTACCCGGGGTTGTAATTACTCCTTGCTTGGTAATACATTTAGGGGTTTGTATGTATAAAGCTTCATTTTTTATCCCTATACCTATTTTAGTAAAGAAGGTTCCGCTTCCACCATGCAACGATTCAGGATGTATTAGCGAAACTTTGCTAAAATCGTAATTACTATATGTCGTGCAGACGTTTGCATTAGAGGATGAGTGAATATCCATTTAATGCATAGAGAGAAAATATAGATTATAATAACACGCAAAAAATAGAGATTTTTTATATCTTTATAAAATATTAGTTTGTATTTTTAGTTCGCAAATACATGTTACATAGTGTGACTCCGAAGGAGGACAAGAAAGAGGACAAGAAGGAAGACAAGAAAGAGGACAAGAAGGAAGACAAGAAAGAGGACAAGAAAGAGGACAAGAAGGAAGACAAGAAAGAGGACAAGAAAGAGGACAAGAAAGAGGACAAGAAAGAGGACAAGAAGGACAATAATTTTAAAGATAAAATATACGACTATTGTTTAGAGTTTATTAAAAAGGATGAAGTCAAAAAGGAGCTCAAGAATCTTTTTAAACCTATTATTAGTTTAATCCTGGAAGAAATTTATCCATATATTTATCTGTCGTTATTGTTGGTTATAATTAGCTTCTTTTTAGTTTTAGGCATATTTATTATGTTAATTAAAAGTTATAAATAAAAAGAATGAAATAAGCTACTATATCATAAAATTTATTTTTCTAACTAAATAATATAATAGAGTTAAATGGCAAAAAAATACAAATCAAGAACAAGTCGGCATCGGCATCGTCGTTCTAAAAGAGGTGGTCGAGCTCTTTTAGATTCTTCTCCTTATCCTAGTAGTAGTAGTGGTTCGTGGAATACTAGTGCCCCTCCAGGAACTGCTGCCTCTGCGGCGGCAGGGTTTAAATCATTTTTAAGCGGATTTGCACAGGGTTCTCCTGCACAAAATGCGGGAGCATTAAATCAGTACGCTTTAACCGGTCAAGGACAAGCGGGTGGTGGTCGTTCTAAACGGCGTGGACGCGGACGCAAGAATACCGGAAAGTCTTCTAAAAAAATCTCTCCGAAATCATTTGGTGATAGTAATACTCGCGAGCAACAGATGGCGCAAGGTATGACCCAAGCACAGGCACAAGCACAGGCCGCGGCTATGCAGCAATCACAACAACAAGCACAAACACAGAGCGGTGGTATGTTTGCATCTTTTGGTGCTTTACTGAAAGAGGCGCTTGTTCCTCTTGGTTTGTTGGCCGCACAACAGACATACGCAAAGAGTTACGGAAAACACACGCGCAAGAATCGCAAGTGAATAAATAATACTATGAACTATAGGAAGTAGAAAATATAAGAAATATAAGAAATATAAGAAATATAAGAAATATAAGAAATCTAATTTAATAATATGTAAAACAAATTTAGATATTATTTTATATTATATTACAACAACATACACACGCATATCTACACTACATTATGCAATCTAAGGCTAACAATGGGGGCGGTGCCACGAACAACGCAAATTTAGAAAAGACCATTCAAAGGTGGGTGGAACTAGACAATGAACTGAAAATTTTGAACGAACAAGTAAAAGAATTGCGAACACGCAAAAACGATACGGAGGATAAAATAATAGACTACGTCAGCGAACACGACATGAACAATAATGTTATAAATATTTCAGATGGTAAACTAAAATTTTGCGAAACAAAACAAACTGCACCAATTACTTTAGGGTTTTTAGAAAAGTGTCTGGGCGATATTATTTCAAACCAAAATCAGGTGAAACAAATCATGGAATATATTAAAGGAAAACGTGAACATAAAGTTGTTCCCGAAATTAAACGTTATTATAATTAGTTATGTAATAGTCGTTATCTTATCCAATATTATTTATATGTATATAATAGGTATATACATATAACGCAAATAGCACATATAAAACAAATAAAATACAAACCCGCATATCAATACTACGATGTTACGTCAGGACGATCTTATTTTCTGTAAAACAGAATCAGGGGTAACAAGTTGTGGTTATAACATCAGCAATATGCTCCTTAAAAATACATTAAATTCACAACATGGGCATGATATGAAAGGTAAAAGTAAAGACGATATACGCATTGCAAAACTTATGGAGGATTTAGTTGTTCCGTCTGGGCTATACTATTGTCACCCGATGACCAAGCACAAGGTATTCAATTATAAACCCGTGCAACCTCATTCGCAGCGTGAGAAAGGTGAGAAAGGTGAGAAAGGTGAGAAAGACGAAATAGATATAACAAATGGAATGTTGGATGAATCCACATACGATAAGTTGCTTAGTCTTGTATCCATGGATAAGAAAAAATTATTTGATAAAAAAACAAGAAAAAATAAGGGTGCAATATTCCAAAAAGTTAAGGAAGGCTCTATGGGAACTATAACTATGGGGTCTACGGGTTCGGATTTGGGTTTAGATATAGAACTTCCCAAAGGAGAGAAAGGTGAGAAAGGAGAGAAACCACAAAAAAGAAAATCAATTAAAATAAATACACAGAAGTTACTAGAAAAGCGGGAAGGAAAACAAAAACCAAATCAAAGAAAAACTAAGAAAGTAAGGTTTGCAGATTTTTAATAGTTCATCCGTCATTTCATATATTCAGATGATGTCGGTGTATATTTTATTTGAAATTTATAATTTTATATACAAATATAAAATTATGAAAGATGATTACCTTACCCCAATATGCTCCAACTATTTTTGTTAAACGGGGAAAGCAACATTTCAGGAACCTTCTTCTTCCAATACTCCAGTTTACGTTGTAACTCTTGGTCTTTCATGCTAACGGGGTAAACCGGTGTATTCAACATTGAAGCTTGTTCGGCGGCAGTAATAATCGGCTTATAACCATAGCAATTTACACCAAATCGTGCATTAGGGTTATTAATACGTCCTCCATTTACTCCAGGGCGTCCGCAGTCGTCCTTATGACCTTCTATCGTCTGCAACTTGTCCCATGTTTTCTTCTGTGTAGGGAATAATATCATTTGGTCATCGGACCAGCCATAGTTGCACCATTCTGCGCCTTTATTGTATACGGATTCGACTTGGTTATATGTTGCTAAACCTCCACCATATGCCTGGCAAATCGCTTTTGCGTCATCGTATGTATACTTATTATCCGGAATATTGTATACTTCTTTTACAAGTTTTATTTGGGGAACTACGCTTTCACCAGGTGGTTGCTGAATCGTCAAGTCTATCTTTGGTTTATCTGTAAACAAATCTTTAATTCCTGCGGTTATATTTACATTGAAAAAATACTGAAAACCATTGATTATAAGAAGAATTATAAAAACACTCCATAGTATAATTTCCAGTGTTCTTTTACCGGATGATTCGCCACCGGCACCAGCACCTGACCCTATACCACCGACACCCCCATCTCCCGCACCTCCCGCACCTTTATTTCCTAAAGAAGAAAATAGAAAATAATATAACACTAAAACTACAACAAAAACCACTATAATAATAATACGTGTAGTTACGGACGTTGAATCTAACTCTTTTTTACCGGTTGTTGCTATTTGACTAATATATTGTAATGGGTCACCCTGTAAACCTGTTAATGAATTGTAACTTATGCTCATTTTATATATATAAAATACTATATATAAAACTAGATATAAATTTTATTTTATAGAAATATATTTGATTTGATGTTTTGATATTTCGATGTTTTGATATTTCGATGTTTTGATATTTCGATGTTTTGATATTTCGATTTTTTGATATTTCGATTTTAGACCAATTAAGTATTTTAAGTATTTTACTTATTCATACCCTTTTTACGATAAAAAAGGCAATATGGTGTATTACCCCTAATCATATCTGCGTCTATGGTTATTTCTTTTACATTAGTATCATTGAAGTTATACCATTTTCCATTTGCATTTTTAATCGTTGCACTATAGTGACCACCCTCTACTTGTCCATGGTGGTTACAAATCGCATATAAGTCGTATATATATGCTTCCTTTCCATATCCTTCTACATATCGCGAAAAATCGACATCTTGTAACGGAATATCAATAAATGCCTGGTTCTTTTTTGTCCTTCCCGTTGCATATGACGTTATAAACCTCTTAATATCAATTATCATTACATTCGGAAGACTCCAAAATGTAATTCTTTTATTTACCGCCTCTTTTCGATTTGTCGCCTCGTTAAACCACATATTATCTCCGTCTAATGTTTCTTTTTCACATTGTTTATCAAAACAATCAAATAGTGTAATATTTTTATCCGTTTTCTCAATATGCAGCTCTTCTTTGGTCGGAATTGGAAGATGAATAATCATGAATGGTTCTGGTGTTATACTTAGATATTTCGTATCCGCATCGCGCGACGACGATGACGCAACCGGCGTCAAAACAGAAACATGGATTCCAAAAAATATATTTAATATTTCCGAATAATCTTTTGTATATTTTTGTTTCATCATTTCGTAACATTTTTTACCCATTTCGTCTTTTTTTGTTCGAATGTTTCCTTTGATATCCATGATAACTTCGCGCGTGAGTGCGTTATGAAATGACTCTAAAAGAAAAATTAAAAATTCGGGTAAATCGTTTTGCGACCACCCAGAAAATAATTCGTGATTTGTTGCCTTGGAAATACGTTGCACAGAGTTAATAAATCTACCTGGTGATATGACGCAATTTTGACTCCACATAAGTTTGCGAAGGTCGTCCCATTCTATTAATAAAACCGATTCTGGTTTATTATTTAAGCTTTTCCTATAACTCCCATCACCCTTTGATAAAAAGTTGTTGAATTCATATGTATGCGATAAACACTGAATACATGAGTTGATAAAACACGTATTCCCCAAATTTGTAAGACCCGTTATACCACCATTCGCATAGTTTGGTAATTTTTCTACCGGCGTTGATGTCATTGTGTATATACTTATAAGCAAGTCGTAGTTATTATATTATACAAATTAATATTTAAACATTTTTATTATATATATATAATATATCCCAAATATCCCAAATACTATATACACATATGAATACCAATACTAGTGACAATAATAGAAATAATATCATACCACACGATAGCACTTCAAGAGGGTATAGTGTTCATAATTCTTTTTATGATAGTCCGTATAATATGGATTTCGAGTATGGTTACCTTAACCTTATAGTCAACATATCATCGTTTAATGCAAGAACACAAGATATGTTTTTAAACCTTGAAAGCAATCTTTCGAATATTATAGAACTACAAAATGAAAGAAGGCGGCATGATCTAGAAGCGAGAGAAACGAGAGAAGCGAGAGAAAACAATGAAAATTCAAATATACCGCAACCCACATCACAGCCCACATCACAGCCTGCTTCTTCGCACCCGACAACTTTTCATACAACAAGCACGCCCGCGCCCGCGCCCGCGCCCCCGCCACCCCTACCCAATAATAATCTGAATTCTATTTTTGGAACAAGAAATGTTTTTTTAGGATTGAATCCGAACACGCTATATAACAACAACAACCACAACAACAACAACAACAACCACAACAACACCCCCAATCTTGGACAAACCGCAAATAGGGGTATTAGAAGAAACCGGGACGGGCTTACTATTCAAGAGATTGAAGAAAATACCGAGATAGTAAACTATGATTCTATAGATGCAGATCAAATACTAAATACGGAATGTCCAATTAGCAGAGATGTATTCAACTCGACTTCAATAGTCCTTCGCTTAAAAGAGTGCAGACATTGTTTTGTTCCTTTTCGTATCATGACGTGGCTTGAATCACATTCAACGTGTCCTTTATGTAGATGTGTTGTGGCTCCTGCTGCGGCTGCCGCGGCTGCTGCTCCTGCTGCTGCACCGACAACCCCGACAACTACATTTTCAAATATTCTAAACAATATAAGAAACAATAGCAATTTGGACAATTTGTCAATTGATAATATTAACGATGACTCTTTTGTATTTTCATTTGATATGCCGCGACCTACCATCAATGCCGCGCAGGGTCAAGACGTTACAAATGCATATCTTTCAACATTATCTCAACTATTTTCAAATACGAACAATACAAGAGCGAGACAAAATAATGAAACAACAGACGCCGCAGCGAATACTGCAGCGAATACTGCAAGCAATGAATCAAACAATATATATGAAGAAGTAGATTAGTAGATTGATTGCTCGCAGTATTAGGCAGTATTACGGCTACAGAAAATTGAAACCAAAAATGCTGTATAATATGAGTATACAGCGACAACAAACGACGAACGACATCCAACTTCAAACTTCAATATGCCTCGCAGATCATCCTTCATGTATCCTGTAAACAATCCCGACGACCCTAACAACGACGACTACGACTTTCGTGTGATTTTGCCATGGTCATTTAATATTTATGACAATGTATTTGTCAACGGGGTAATATGGTTGTGGAATCAATTCAAACGAATATGGCCTATTTTATCGTGGTTATACTATGCGTGCGGATACTATATCATGTGGATTCTGCTGCATTACGCAGCAATACACTTATACCCCGATTTTTGCGGACCTTATACTATTTTAGGATTCCTTCTGTCGCCATTCATGATTTCAGCACCCCATTGTATCGCCATGCGGTGGATCATCAGCGAAGGTTCAAGTATCATCAATGCGATGTGGATTGCAATTGGAGGTGTCATCATCAACAAAATTACTCGGCGTTGACGACAAAAAAATAATATATGTTGAATATATTTTATATTATTTTTTACTATTTTACTATTTTACTATTTTACTATTTTACTATTTTACTATTTTACTTCTTTTTTTCTCATTATTTCTTCTTGAAGAAGTTCATAATGCTCTGATTCTTCTTACTCGCATTGTCAATTTCAATCAAATAATCATCGAATAGAATCTTCTTCACTTCTTTATTACGCAAATCCGTTATTTTTTTTTTTATTTTTTCCTCATCTTCGCCATCAAGTAGTTTGTCATTCCACGACTCAATCGAACGCCGCAGTGCCGGCACATGCCGCTTATAGCTCGGAATACTCTCCAACACCAGTGCAAACACCTGCTGTATCGGTTTCATAATCTGATTCGTAATATAGAAAGCATAATTCGGTTTTATTTTATTCGCCAGGATATAGTCAGGGGTTTCTATTCTATCGCCTTGTAGTGCCTTCTTGTCTGGATTCTGGATATATACAAACGGGATTCGGTCACCATTACTTGGCTTATTTCCGGGGTCACGTTTACCCATTCTATCCGCCAATACTTTATGTGCAATTTGTGCCGGGTTTTTATATCCACTTCGAAGCGATTTTGAAATAATCAGTTTATCCATCGGCACTTTTTCATCGACCAAATTTTGTAGCGATGATTTTAGGAACTGAATTGCGGTTTCGACATTTTGCTCCTTCATTAGGATGTCGATTACACCTCCATAGATATCTTTGACGATGGGTGCATTGTCGCGGCGTTTCAGAACGATACCCATACTTTTGCGCTTCGGTTTCTCCGGCTTGTCTTCATATAACATGCCAATGTATCGCTTTTTTGATAACAAACAGAATGGCATAAGCGTTTTTTCATAGACCCATGCATGCGGCTGCTTCAGAAATCGTGTCGCAAGATGTCCGACCTCTTTTGCAAACTCAATCGTAATCTCAAGCGCATCCTTTCCACGAATCGGTGTTCCATCCGGTGTTGCAAGATTGAATGTAAAGAATACAGAATCCGTATTGTGAACTATCATATTTCCGACACCCGCAGCAAAGTGATGATTTTCTGTAGTGAGGTCATAGACAAATTCATTCTCTGGATATGAGATTTCATGTATTTTTTTGACTATGTTGGTGTTGTTCTTGGTGTTGGTCTTGGTCTTGGTGTTGGTTGCAACTTTTATGATATAGTTTGATACCCCATTTTCAATAGTATAGTCCAATGAAAGTGTATGTCCATGAAACTTATTAAGTTCATCCCATTTAAGTGCTGCCTTATATTGTGATGTAGGAACCATTACTTTTTTACCAACATTTATTCTAATATTTTCGGGATGTTTATATGTATCGTGTTCAAAATGCAATAATTCAGTCTTATTTTTAACAACATCCTTTGGCGATATTTCGTTACCATTTATATCAACAAGTGAATGGTCATCGGTTACATCCACAAGTCCAGTATGTGTTAATACTCGAATCATTTTTTTATGAGGAGCAAGTCTATGACGAATAATACGATGAAGTTTTGTCCACCCTTTATCAGACCATGTTTCTATATTCATTGACGGAATCATTTCACAATATTCTTTCCCCTCTTTTCCTTCTTCTTTACTATAAACCCATCCATTTTCATCCCCGTATAGTTTTGCTAACTCATCTATCTGTATAATATTTACTTGTCGCCCGGTTTGTCTAATATATATTGGTGTATAATTTGCAACGCTGTCTCCATATATATACTCAGCTTTTGTATTCACAAACCCGAATTTCTTCGACTCCATTTTCGCATCCCCATATACTTCCTCAACTACGCGTTTTCCGTATGTAAGCAGTTTGCGTCCCGTCGCGGTAGTAGACGCCGCAATATCCACATCATAAAACGTGCTTGTTTTGGCACCACATTGTCCATAAAGCGAGTTCGCAGTTACTTTATAACCGAGTTGCCGTTTGTCCAAAATATTCGCCATAAAGGGATCTTCGGTTGCTTCCGCCAGTTTGCGTGTCGCTTTTCGTGCTGCTAGTAATTCTTCAAGCACGTCTGGCATAATCGCCTTCACGCCATCACGAGGCTGTGCAAACCGGCATATTTTTTTACCATTCAGTGTTTTCACTGCTTTACCTCTGCCATTTGGGACCCACTTATATGTGTCATAGGTCACATCCACGTATTCGTATCCAGGCAAGTTATCGTAGATATAATTTCCCGACGGATCTTTCACGCCCGTTTCGCGAACAAGCTGTCCCGCCAGGTCGAATTCTTTTGTCCATACTTTGCTATCATGCGACAAATTCTCGCTAATCATGGACGACGGATATAGCGACGAATAATCCAAACATGCAACCGGATTGTCCAAGTATAAATTGCATTTCGGCGGAAGACAAATTGCACCCTCGTAGCTTTCATTTCCGAATGAACGCTCGATAACGGGCATCAGCGTCCGCTTCTCGCGACATTTCTTCGCAATAAAACTCGTCAGTTTAATACTTTGCCCACGCAATACAAGGAAACTAATCGGCACACTGCAAATCTTCGACATCTCGATATACCCCGTCATCACATCGATTTTCTTCATAAGATGGTGCACCAGGTTACAATCCTGGATACAATATTTCGCAATAATTGCACGCTCTTTTGGTCCTTCGTTTGTCATGCGAAAGATATCCTGGGGTGTTACGTCGTCTTTTGCCAACCCCCAGCGGACGGATTTCGTCATATCCGGCATTTCGCGTCCTTCAATTTCGAAACTGCGTTCTTCTGGATTCACGTTGAGCACCTTGAATTTCTCGCCTTCTTTATACATATCCGTCGAGTGACTCGATTCTTCGAAATGAATATAGTTGCCATTTTCAAGACCCATGAGATTTGAACTTGTGATTTTCGTATTTCCGCTAGGTAAGTGTTCGATTTTTTTCACACCATCGCCAATAAAGTAACCCGCACAATAGTCCAGTTTATATGAAGTAAGATTGAAATCGCGGCGTAAATAATTATACAAATCCACTTGTAACCGCCCCGTCATATCAATATAGTGCAAGTCATGCTGACCGCTTGCAATGACAATGGTGCTTTCCTTGATACCAATTTTACCCGTTTTATAGTCACGCGTCCCGCAAAATTCGCCCTTGTTTCGCGAAAGTGCAAGAAATTCGGTTTCGCATGAATTTTCCAGCGAACGCTGAAACATGAACTGATAATCAAACCCGAAAATATTGTATCCAATAATAATATCCGGATTCTCGCGCTGAATGATTTGTGTCCATGCGAGCAATAATTCACGCTCTGTTTTGCACGTCTGTATTTCGGAGTTTGCGACCTCGTCTTTCAGCGTGTCGCATGTGTCGAGAACGATACAATGATTCAAGTAGGGGGATGTGTTGCCGTAGGTGAGAAACGTCGAACCAATAAACGTTACTTTATCACCTTCGACAGGTGGGAATATTTCTTGCAATGATACATTCAACATATTGATTTTGGTTTCGCGGTCCATTTTGTCCGAAGGACATAACAGCAGGTGAACCGGCGTTTCTTTTGGCGTTTCTTTTGGCGTTGGTTCTTTTGATTTCTTGGTAGTTTTTTTAGGGGGTTGTGCTGGTGCTGGCGCCGACGAAGATACCGGTTTCGCTTTCGGACCATTGCCAGCATATGCACGCATTAACGCATCTGCCTCGTCTTCGTCGGCGTCTTCGCATTCGCATTCGCCTTCGCATTCGTCTTCCTCTACAACCTCAACTATATCTTCCTCGTAGTCATTCGCGCCGCCTTCTACGTCGTCTTCGTCACCATCGCCACCATCGCCGCCATCGCCACCATCTGCATCCCCTTGATTCGCGTCTTGCGACATTTTTTCAAACATTTTCTCAATCGTGTTTAATTCTTGTAGCTTCGCACTAGACTGAATGTCGGGAATATGATACGAAATCCATACACCAAACAATGTCGCAAGTCGCGATTCACTAACTTTAATTTTCGTATAAATTCGGTCAACATCGCCATGGGGGTCTTTCTCGTGACTAAACGCAGTATAAACTATTTTTTTCAAGAGTTTCTCGATCGTTTCGTATCGGACTGCTTCGGCGTTCGCATCTGTATTGGCACCGGCACCGGCACCGGCACCACCACCGCCGCCACCATCCATATTTCGCAAAACTGCACCGCAAATGTCAACCATATTTGTCGCAAGTTTTTTATAGGTTTTGATCGGAATTGGAAAATCGCCGTGACTACTGCTCGCCTCAATATCAAAGCTACATATTTTATAAGGCACGATGGTTTCTTTCGCGTTGAGAGGAACGATATATTTTGACTCGATTTCGTATTCATAAGTGCATGTCGTCGTTTTTAATCCACCCCGCACCTGTTTGACACGCTTGGACTGAAATCCTATCCAGCCGGATGGACTGATGTCATGGATGTGAAAGAACCGCAAAATGGGTGGAATATTGGCTTCATATATTTCCGTCCTTGTATTGGAATAATAGTAACCATCGCGACGAAGCACTTGTTTTCCAGCCTTGAAATTAAACCACATACCTTTCACCTTGTTCATCGTGGCGATATTTTTAAATTTGATTAATACAAATTTATGCTCTTTCCCAGCATCAAATCCGTATAACTTTTTGCGCTTGATTAGTTTTGAATCAAATTCTAGAACCGAATCTTGGTAGTATTTTCCAAGTTTGTCTTTCAAGTGCGAGACAAACGCCGACTTTTGTGGAATCGTCCATTCATCGCCGACTTTGATATAGAAGAAGGGGCTATAGTCGCGAACAAATATTGCACAGGTTTCGCCCTTCTCATTTAAACCGAACATTTGAATCGTAGTAAACTTCTCGTCTTTTTTGAATTTGTTTTCGCCTTTAGTTTCGGCGTCGTTGTTGGTGTCATTGTCGTCGCCGTTATCCTCACCACCATCTAGGTCTTCTTCTTTTTCGCGTTTTTCATCAAAGATATTGAAGTCAAATAGACGGAAAGAAGTGTCTACGTCTTGTGGTTGTGCTGTAAGAGGGGTTGATGTCTCTGACTTTTTGCTCATGTTGATGATGTTAATACTATATATGATTTAATGTTTATTATCTTTATCAATTTTTATATTGAAAAAATAATAGTATAATAGTTATAATAATATAGTAGTTATAGTATATACATAGTAATATTTTTATACTATAATAAACCTATGATGAGAGATAAAAACGTAGAAGTTATAACTATAAGCACAGAGAAAAAATTTTACTATCCGCATTTAGTAGAGTCATGTAAAAAAAATAAAGGGAAACTAATAACTCTGGGAATGGGGGAAGAATGGAGAGGTTATAACTGGAGATTTAGAAAAATGATAGATTATTTAAGTAATTTAAGTGATGACATTATAGTATGTTTTGTTGATGGATATGATGTAATATCTTGCAGAGACTTAACAGAACTGGCTGACGAGTTTATAAAATTAAAGAATAAATATAAATGCAAAATAATTGCGGGATGCGATGACTACGGGTTTACAGGGAAAAAAATAGTTGCTCATTTATCATTTGGAAAATGTGGTAATCATTATTTAAATGCTGGAACATATATAGGCTATGTAAAAGACTTGAAAGACGTTATTACAAAAATATATGAACTTAATCCGTCAGATTCCGCTGACGACCAAGTGTTAATGATACAATATTATAACGAACATCCTGGTGAAATTCATATTGACCATGAATGTAAACTATTTCTTACATTGTCGTATCCACTTATAGAGGTAGATTATTTTACACTAATTACTATAAATAATAATAAACTACACGCCATTGACTATAAAAGTATGCCATTTTTTATTCACGCACCAGGTAATGGATTTTTAGATAATATTATTATTAAATTAGGATATGGAACTCCGGATAGTGACGTTAAAAAAAAATTGACATATGCTATGGCAGACAAACTATATTATCATTTAAAAAGAATGGTCATAGATTATAAATATATAATTTTATCTATAATAGTTATATTGGTTGTTATAATGAAGAACAAAAATACAACTATTATTAAAAAAATAAAATATAGTAATAAACATAAAATATAACCTACTTACTACTTTACTATTATTTAATAAAATTGTCTATTGCTCTACAAACATTCAAATTATTTTGGTATACTATAATTACTATGAAAACTGCAACAAAAATATCTATCGTATAGTGTGCTCTTGTCGATATTAGTAAAAATGCCATTATCAGTGATAACAATGCAAATGTAAAAAAATTTATATACTTTTTATTATAAATAACTAATAGAGACATAAAAACTACTGAAAAATGTCCACTATATACTTTATCATAACACCCACCATTATATAAAGATGCATTTTTTATATCACATTTTTTATCTTTTGGTAATATAGTCAAATGAATTATGAATAATCTAAATGCAAATATGGTTATCATAAAACCTGCTATATTATAAAATAATTTTAGGTCTATAAAAAATATAAATGTTAAAAGAATAAATGGGATAGCTTCGACTATTACCGATAATTTTCGAATAGATGGTAGATTGTCGTGAATAATATCATATACTTTTGACTTTTGCTTTGATCTTACGATTTCATAAAAAACCTCACTTTTATTTTCTAGTTTATAAAAGACTTTTTTACATACTACAAGGTATATTACAAAAATAACACCTATTACTCCTAATTTTTTTAATAATGTTATATTCATTTCGCGTATTTATATATTTATTTTTTTATTATATACTTATGTAATAAAAAATAATGCGATATGTTGTTGTTTTATTTTACTGCATTTAGCATCTACATCTGTGACCACGAGATCTGCATCGCTTGGTGCAACAGGGTTTTGAACGTCCACGATAGCAAGGGCATGTAGAGCGTTTGCATCCGCCGGGACATCTGCATGCGCGGCACTTTCCGTTACGCCTGGTCTTATTTTTACGCGAACGTGAACGCGTATTTCGTCGTCTTCTCGAACCGCCTTGTTGTGGCGCCACTGCTCCGCAAGTTGGCATTTTTATGTTATATAATATGTCTATATAATATAATATAAATATATTGCTAAACTTTGAGGGTAACATATTTATATAATTGTTTTTAACTATATTATCGGCGATGGCGACTACGGCGATGTCTATGTCTATGTCTGCGCGTTTGTTTTCGGGGAGGTTTCTGTTTCTTTGAATTTTTTCGTCTGCGAGTGTTACGTCTGGATTTTTTACCTCCTTTATGAATACCAGGTTCAACACTAGTAGAAGCAACAGGTCTGGATTGTGGTAAACGACTGGAATGGCCCGATTGTGGTAAACGACTGGAATGGCCCGATTGTGGTAAACGTCTGGAACGGCGCGATTGTGATGCAGTATACTCTATATTTTTGTTTTCCAAAAAAGCATGAACGGATTTTATAAATTCAGCCCAGGTATCATTTTTTAAAATTGCACTACTATTATATATTTTAATTGGGTTAAGTTTAAGATTAGGATATTGTAGTAGATTACTTTTAATATAATTTAATTTTTGTTTGTCTGGGTTAAGTGATGCTTCTTGCATTCTTTCATTAGTGTCACCATCTATATATGGGCGAAGGTGTGTTCCTTGCATTCTTGCAGTAATGTCATCTATATCATTCATTCTTGCAGTATAATCAATTATTCCGGTATATAATATATATATATATATATATTATATTTTATAAATTTTATTATATCTAAATTATATAATATAATGAAACTAAAAGATTTCGGATTGGTAGTTAGAACTACTGGTATTATTTATCTTTTATTACTATCCGCAAATGACGTTGTTTATATTCCCCTATCTGTTGTTATATTAATTACTATCGGCAATTTATGCACTGCTATTTCTTGCAAAGAAAAATTATTATCTCCTTCTTTCGAACATCATAAACTGGTGAGTTACTTTATTGCTTTCTTGGGGGTTATTATTATTACAAAGCACTACACATCCGTGTTTTTATAGCAGCCCAATAGTCGCGCAGACGGGTCCTTCTCTTCACAAAACGGATGTCGCCAAAAATAAGGGATCGTCTTCTCGCATCCCGCCCCCGTGTAACGACTATCAAAAACACCCCTATAATAGAAACTCTCCTTATCGTATGGCGTATTATATATATGCGTGTATTCGGTAAATTCTTTATATTTATTATATTCTTCATCTGTAATTTTTTTATCTACATATTCATTAATAATTTGAAACCAACTTCGTGCGTGTCCGCTTACTCCATCGCTAAACGCCTCTTTTCTTCGCCATAAAATATCATCCGGCAATAATTCCTGAAACGCTTTACGAAAAATATATTTCTCAATTCGTTCATCGTTGAAGGTTTTATATCTCGCTGGAATACTCATCACATATTGCAAAAACTTCTTATCTGCAAACGGCACGCGTGCTTCTAAACCAGCACCGCTAATGCTCTTATCTGAACGCAGCAGGTCGAAGTAACACACATCGCGAACCATCCGCACATTTTCGGTGCAAAAGTCTTCATCGGATTTCGCCTTCATAAAGCCACGATACGATCCGAAAATCTCATCCGACATATCCCCGCAATATATAACGCAGTCGTCGCTGTTTTTGAAAATATACTTGCTCACCAAATAATTCGGCACGGATGCACGCACCGATGTCGTATCATAGCTCTCGATTTGGTAAATCGTCTCCTCAATCGCATTCAAAAATTCGTTTTCCGATAAGCAAACTTCGTGATGATTTGTCCCCAAATAATCCGCCACACGCCGCGCCCACACCAAGTCCGTCGACCCCGCAAGGCCGATACTATACGTGTTCAAATCTTTTGCGGGCATATGGCGACACATTACTGCCACGACAGCGGAACTATCCAGTCCTCCCGAAAGAAGTGCACCTACTTTGCGGTCACTCATAAGTCGTTTTACGACGGCTTCCTCGAATAGGGCGGCAATATTCGCGCAAATGTTTTCTTCGGTGTCTTCTACTATGTTGTAATGATAGGAGCGGCTAATAGAAAGGTGTGAATTGGGGTCTGAGTTGGAATCATGGTAGAATTTCTGATCGATTGTCAGGTTTTCATAATATGCCTTAAAATAAATACCGGGCGTGGATAAGTCAATGGGTGAATTATTGTCTTTATAGATTGCAAAACAACCGGGCGGGAATTGCATAACGTTATGGTATTCATTTGAAATAGCTTTCATTTCACTCGCTACTATAATTCCGGTATGGTATGAATGTTTGTCGCATGAACCGATAAAAAGCGACCTTATGCCGACCGGGTCGCGTGCAATAAATGTGCACCTATTTTCAAAGTCGTGTAATACGAGTGTGAATACCCCGTCTAATTTCTTGAGTGTCTCGCACATGCCAATTTTTCGATACAGGTGAATAATAATCTCGCAATCCGATTTGCTCTGATATTCGGTCTCCAGTCCATATTCTTTTATAATAGCACGGAAATTGTAAATCTCGCCGTTGCAAATGAGGCGACAATTCTTGATAAAAAAGGGCTGATTACTTTCAGGTGTTTGTCCATTGATTGCGAGACGATGAAATCCCCAGAACATCTGATAGGGAAGCTTGGATAATGGTTGATCGGGGGTGGTAGTATACGCTGGTGACAGACCCATTGTAATCATACTCGTGTCGTTAATAAAAACACTATTGTCGGGGCCGCGGTGTGTTATTTTACTGAAATACGATTGGTGGTTCTTTAATTCGGATAACAATTGCTTTTTATGTATTTTTAAATCTTTAGGTGATACAAATCTTTGATAAAAATAAATGCCGCACATAGTTAGTGTTATTTAGCCGTGGTATTTTATATTGTCACAATGTCTTTAACCTATTTTTAAAAACATTATGTATTACAACAAAATATAATATAATAATATAGTAATAATACCAACTATACCAACTATACCATCAGAATGTCATCAGCAGTATCTTCCGGATCTTCCGGATCTTCCGAACCTTCCGAAAGTAGTTATAACAATAATAGCATCCGCGCCCCTGATAGAATTCACGGAGTAGTGAATAAATTATTCTTGTGTCAAAATGAGCGAACCGATGAACTAAACGAACGTATTTCGTCTAGAAACATCCCGTCTGCCCCCTTGCAGCCTTTTTATTACCAGACGCCGGTTTCTACAAAATACGGATATATGCCAATATTAGACCAAAGCAAAGGAACATCTGTGCCTTTAAATAACTACCCTATCTATAGCCCGCATACCACGTTTAATCCGGGTAACAATATGGCACCTTGGCATGGGTTTGCAAATAATGTGAATGTAGAATCGACGCTGCGAAATCAGTTTTTTGGGTTGCAAGATTGCGAGCAAGCTTATTATGTTCCTTCTTCGAATAGCGATTTGTATAAGGTTAGCGTTCCTGCTTCTTCACAACCCGTAAACCAAAAATTTCCTGGATTATTTCAAAGAGAAGTGTTTGACCATTTTAACCCGAATACTAATAATTTAGGAAATAGTTTTTTTAATAATAGCACGAGAACCGACATTAAAGATATACCTATTGATAGAGAAGGGTCGTTTTGTTCTTTGTAGTGTGTTTAAGTTGCAAATGCAGATAAGTTTTATAATAGTTAATATTTTGCTATTATAAAATAACAAAAGGTATTGTTATTGTTATTATTATGCAAGACGCTGTGCCAGATAACTCAACCATACATACCAATACTCTTGCTCCTGTTATTGCTCTTGCTATTAAATCATGTGAGAAAGGTGAGAAAGGTGAGAAAGGTGAGAAAATACAAAATGAAATACTAAAATCAAAAATAGACTTCAATACATTTGATATTGTCAACTATATTACACTCGAAATGATGACAAACAATGATTCATATACTAAATATTTAAAACAGCATAAACTAGATCATGATGCAGTTTTAAAAAGAGAGAAGAGATTTTATAGAAAACGAATTATTGCTTTAACAAAGGATATTTTATTCAACAATGTCAACACGAACCCTGGTGCGAACCATGGTGCGAATATTGACACAACACCCCCATCGCAGCCAGATATTCCAAAGATAGATGATGTTGTTGTGTCCGCATTCAATACATTTGCACGACTATGTATTTCTCATTTTAAGTTTAAAGATACTATGGATACCATCCAGGGAGAATATAAAGATATGAATGGGGAAACATGCACAGAAAATAAAATAGTCGATGACTTGGATGAAGATATGTCGAACAATATAAACGAGGCGAATAAACTATGTATGAAACAAAATGATAAAAAGATACTGACACTAGATGCTTACGTAGTTAAAACAAGTGCACCAAAAAAAGAAATGATACTTCCTAAAACCAAAAATGTAAACCTGAAAGACCCAAAATATAAGAAAAAAGATATTAAGGTATCCGTGTCTATGTCGGCATCAACTACTATGCCAACGACAATGTAATTTAATATATATATATATTTTATATATACATGAAATCAAGAAGAATACGTTCTATTTTAAAATTTGAAGACAATGTTGATGTGATTGAGGACGGCGAGGACGGCGAGGATCGCAGCGATGGCAATGGCAATGTTAAAAAAAGAAAAATAAATAAAAAGCGGAATAAAAAAACTATCAAGGTCAAGAAAACAAAAAGAAGTAAACGTCAAGCAATCAGGGATAAAGGTCGCGACACTCGCACTGACGAAGAAGACGAAGACAAAGACAAGGACAAAGACAAAGACGTTGAGAAACATCCCGACGGATTTGTAAAATTGCAATGTAGTCCAAAACACCAAGATAACGACTTCACGTGTTATAGCAACGAGTCGCTGTTTAAATTAAAATCATTATGGAATGCGCGGCATCCAGATGTTTTGATTACATCCAATGAACCTCGCGAAATATGGGAATCCTTAAAACAACGTTTAAAAAATGTTTGCAACAAGGAGTCATGTTGGCTGAAACAGAATTTCGCTTCAACAGGACTCGATAAAGAAATGTTGATGTATACATTTGCACCAAAAAGCCCCGATGATTGGAAGAAAAATCCGAACGAGTGGCTAAACAGCATTGATATTGAAAATGTCATGAAACAATATGAAAAGGAGTTTCCGTATTTTGATTTCATAGGTGCAGCACCGATTGATTTTGACTCTCCGAAAATGTATGGCGAATGTGTGTGGGAAGAATTGTGTCATTTTGATTTACGTATATCGATGCGAAATGGAAAGAACAAAATCGGTATTGTATTTAATACCGACCCGCATTATTTATCGGGGTCGCATTGGATTTCAATGTTTATTAGTTTAAAACAGAATAATCGGTATATATTTTTCTTCGATAGCACAGGGACGCCACCCCCGAAAGAAGTGAAACGATTAATTGATAAAATAAAGCAACAAGGTAAAGCATTAGGTATTACTTTTAAATATATTGAAAATAAAAAACACCACCAGAAGAAACCGACGGAATGCGGAATGTATGCGCTTTTCATGATTATCAATCTTTTGCGCGAAACCATGAAACCGGAGGACTTCATAGTAGATGTTTTCCCGGATGAACAGATGGAGAAGTTTCGCAAATTATATTTTAATCGTGACTTGTAGTTTGGGAAGGGGTGAGCGAATGTATCGTTTTCGACACACCCTAAAAACTAAACTCTACCAGATTTGTGCAGTTGTTAATAGTGCGACCTTTTGATGACCACCTATAAAAGTGATACATTTTTAAAGTAAGTATACTTTTTAGTTTGAAGAAATAGGCATCATCGAGTAGTTGATGTATACCTGTTGTTTTTATAGACGACACTTTGTATATATTTTTACTTCGTTCGCAATAAGGATTATGTTTGGAAACTGCTACTATTTGCTTTGGGGTGATTTGTGTATTAGGATATTCGTCGTGGGCTGTATCCGCCCATATGTTGCAAAAACCGAAAATATCAATACTTGGATTGTCTTTTATATATTGGTGTAGTAAGGGGTGTTGCGGTTGCAGGGGTATGTGCAAATATTCATCAAAGTCGCAAAATATCATGTATTGAGATATATCCTTGCCATATCGATAAAGAGCGTGATGTATTTGCCCCATTTGTGCATGATGACAATATTTAAATTCTCGCGGATTCCAGTAGTGAAAATTCCATTCTACAAGTGTTACGTTTTTGTATTGTGGTCTGTTAAATAACTTATATATTTCCGCCGTAATAACGCCGTTATAATATAAATAAAAATGAGACACGCCTTGTTTTGTATAATAGTTATAAAAAAATGGGAACAAACTATAGTCGTGTTTAAATAAAGTTGTCAGGGTTAGAAAGTGGTTTGGTGTGTTGGTTGTGTCTATGTCTATGTGCCTTAAATGATATGTTTTTTTTACTTTGTTGCATAATATATCAATCGTAATAGTGGTGTCGTTGCTTTCTTGTGTTTTTTCTTTCTCCGTTGTATTGGCAATATCATATATAAATACCGAAATAGGTTCGTATGAATCTTTAATATGTTTCTCTGATGGAATCAGGTTTACATTATTTAATATGACTAAAAAATTATTTATTGTATATGGCTCGTTGTATATTGGCATTATCAAATATAATTTGTTATTTTTATAAAAAATATCAAAAAAAAGCAGGTTTACATAGTTTATATAAAAAGGGTTGATATCTCTTGTGATGTTGTTGACATAGTTAACTAGAGGTGGGTTACTATTAGTATTGTTTCTATTATTTCTATTGTGTAAACTGAACATATCAAAAAGTCTAAAAGTTACGTTATAAAAAAAGTTACGTTATAATATTATATAAAAAATAAATATTAAATATTTATTTGTTATTATATTTATTGCACAATATAGTTCGCATATAGTTCGCATAGTTCGCATATAGTTAAAATGTCATTTGCGGAATTTACTAGTAATAAAAACAAAGGAGTTCTATGGGGTCTTTTACAAGAGGGGGGCGTTTTTGACAATATTCCCGCTTCCATGTTTCAAAATGTTAAAAATATTTTTGAAACGTCGATACTATCGATGAAACGCGAATTTAATATATTTTTTGATAAAAACGACGAGGGTGACGACGATTATGATAAAAAGGCCACTGAAATGATTATAAATAGTAATAAATCGGTTATTAAAAAAGTGATAGATGAAGTGAATAGAATAAAAATGCATAATGAAAATATTACAAAGCAATCACGACAAATACGGGTAGCACAAGCGCAAACACAAGCACAACAAAATTCATTACCATTACATTTGAAACCTATTACACTCGCGCCCACACCCACACCTATACCAGCATCTATAAAAAAACCAAAAATAGAAGAAATATACCGCGCCGATGATATTAAGAAAACGCGAATGAGTGAGCTTGAAATACGTTTAAAGGAAAAACAGGCCGAAATGGATAATATGTTGAATAATAAAAAACCGGAACATATTGATTTTTCGGATAAGGCATTGGGTAAAAATAGAGAGTCGGATTTATATGATAAGAAACTTGCAGGCGATGAGATGGAAAGATTATTGGCAGAAACTTTGGCATCACGCGAACGCGAACTCGAGAAACTGAATATAAATGTAGGTAGTTTTAGCAAAGGTGTAAGTGGCGGGGCGGAGATTCCCGTGAATAAGATAGTCACGAAACGTCTACGTGAGTCAAAAAATGTTACATTCAACGATGAAGACAATACCCATATGGAATATGAAAAACAGGAAAAGGAACAGGAACAGGAAAATGAAAATGGAAATCAAGAAGACGAAAATAATAATACTAACGAAGAGAACGAATTGTCGTTTTTTTCAAAACTAAAACTTAAAACAGGGAATTCTACACCTTTAGATGATATTATGAATAATGCAAATAGAAGCGATGATGAGGATGAGGACGAGGATGATGAAGAGGAAAAAGAAATAATGCAGCTTCGTGTGCAAGAGATCGGCAACTTTTCGGGGATTAGAGAAACGAGAGAAGCGGGAGAAATGCAACAAATGCAACAAATGCGAGAAATGCAAAGGTATATTATCTTAGAACAAAGAATTAAGGTGATTCACGACGATTTGAATGAAATCAAGAAAAATCAGGGACTTATTTTAAGTTTATTAGAAAAGAAAATGCAGTAATTGGTTGGTGTTATATAATATATATATTTTATCCCGTTTCTCACCTTTCTCTCCTTTCTCACCTTTCTCATGATTTCTCACTCGGTCGTTTGCTTACTACCATACCTCCGGTTCCTGATGCCGCCGCCGCCGATTGGGCAGCCGTTGGAAGTTTTGTTCTTGGTGGTTTTGTCACCGGCACCGCTCCCGTTTCTTTTTCGATTTCGCTCAACGGCACCAATTTCGTCTTCCCTTCTTTATTTATTTCCATCTTTCCAATGCATAAAGGTTCGCCTCCTACTTCTTGCGACACAATATAGCTACCATGATCGTATACTAATTTCGTCGACTTATCATACGCATATTTCACCGGTTTACCGGCCACGCTTGCAGTGATTTCCGTGAGTTTCAACGTCGTCTGTTTCACGTTTCTCGACGCCGACGTATCCGACTCCTCATTATCCACCGACGGCGGATACGAAAACTTATTCGATGTCACGCTACCAAATGTGAAACATTTCAATTTTTCCTTGGAGTTCTTATCGCGATGGATGGCACAATCAATCGACGCCTCTTTTATGGCCATAAGTAATTGTTTATTGATTTCCTCTTTGATGGTCGATATTTCAAACAATGCTTGGTCGGTTGTTATCGGTTTTTGTGCGTTTAACTTACTGACGTCATTTAGACGCAACTCCAACGACGCATCGTCCGTCATTTGTTCCGGCGTGAACCGCATAATATACATCATCACATAAACACTTCGCAACTTCTCGTCTTTCAGGTCGTTGTGACTGCAAATACGCCTAGCCCTCCCAATAACTTGCTCGATTCTTACAGGTTGCCAATAAGGTTCCATAATATGGACATAACGCACATTTCGCAAACTGATACCCTCGGCACCAGACGCAGTAATCATAAGAACCTTGACAATCTCGCCCATAAAATTATTCGCGGATTTCGGCACCAATTGTTGTTTTAGTGTGACGGGAATATAGTCCCATGTGCTGTTGAATACATTTCTTATTATTTCGCGCTCCTCGTCGCTTTCCGTTCCCGTATACAAAGCATATGTTGGTTTGCCCTGGTCGGCTTCACTAATATCAAGCACCCAAGCACCCGACTCGTTTTTCCGTATTTTAAAACGGGCAAATCCGTTCGCCTCAAGAACCATCGCAAAAAGACCGATCCCTTCAATCGTTCGAAACTGGCTATATACCAAATGAAGACCATAGTGATGTGATTCTGTTATATTTTCCAACATTGCTAAAAACTTCGGACTATAGGTCTGTAGGTCCCCCTGTGGCCCTTTTGTAAGATATTGTGCCATACCGCTGCGAATACGCATAAGAGCAGTTGCAATCCGTTTTTCGTAGGAGGCATCGACCTTTTGCTGGATTTCTTTCACCATTTCTTCTACATCATCGCCCGCGTGTTCGCCATTCATATTGTCAATACGTTCGGCAGCAGTGAGTGCATCTACATCTTCCTCATTTGTCCCCTCGTTGACTGCACCTTCTACGTCTATGCCTTCTTTCGGAAGCGGGCGCGTGATTTCGGTGGGGAAAACAAAATTGCAAAAAAGACGCGAAAAAATACGATAAGAGGATACTGCATCCTCGTAGATGTCGCTGCCGCCAACGCCGCCTGCACCAGCACCGGCACCAGCACCCGACGGACCTTTTGATTTGGAGCCAGCACCCAGACGTTTTTTGGTTCGCGCATTTTTCTCCAGCTTTCGTTCCGCCTTGCGTGCTTCTTCGTATGCTGCAAACTGATGCGTGCTCATCGGTATTTCAATAACGCGAAAATGGGTTTCTTTTTCATAAGCCGGCATAAGCTGTTCTTGTGCGCTGCGAAAATATGACGCCAAACCAAGAATACGTCGCTGAAACATTCTAATATTTTTGACATTTCCGGACTGCGCGTCGATAAAATAAGACCGAAATGAGTCAAGGCTGTCGGGCAATGCTTTATAGGTCTCAATCGTAATACTTCCTGGGACGACATTTATATTGCGTGCACGCAGCGTAGTAAGCACCACGCGTTCAAATTCAGTGTCAGTAAGCTGTGGCACTTCGCCAGGTGCACCCGAACTCGACTCAGAACCTTCGCTCGACAAACCTACACCTCTATATTCGCCACGCTCATTTACATTTACAAATCCAAACGGATTGCGTGTAATAGTAAGCACATGCGACGTGTCGTTATAGTCCATATAGTCCAGCATCTCGAGACCCGAAAACAACTGCTCTAGTGTTTTCTTATCTATTTTTGATTGTAGCCCGCTTGCCGACACGCCACCAACTTGTAGGGGGATTTTCCATACTTTGATATATCCACGCAATATATTAAAAATAATTGCGACTTCATTGGGGTAGTTGATTACGGGTGTTCCACTCAAAAGGATGATTTTTACATTTTGTGCAGTCAGTAGTAACTCATATAGTCGCATCGAAAGCGAGGTAGGTCGTCGCAATTTATTGACGATTCTGCTGATAAAATTATGCGCCTCATCGATAATAACTACGCGGTCATTAAAGGGGTTCTCCGTAAAATTGGATGTAAGTGTGCTGAGGTGACTCAGACGCATACCATTGTAGTTGATGAACTGGTATTTTGCACTAATCATTTTATTTAGCTGGTTGTCGAGGCTTTCGCGTTCGCCGGCGTTCAGCGACGTATAATTGGACGACTTCTTAATATTTACAAGCCATGCACCATTTTGGTCAATAATAAATTGTTTAGGCAGCGATAAAATAGCGGACAATGTTTCAACCATCGGATCGACCTTGCTTTGAATGCCTACAAATTCCCAGTATTGATTTTTCTTGTAAATATCATCGCCGCATTTTTTCAATTCTTCTACATAGTTTCTTTGCAGCGATGCTGGTGTCATAACAATGACCTTTTTGTGTGTTTTCAATCCTTCGGCAATTGCAATCGACGAACACGTCTTGCCACTTCCGAGACCATGGTATAACAATAAACCACGATAGGGGGTATAAATATTCAAATAATCGCGGACTATTTTTTGGTGTGTAAGTAGCGAGAAATCCTTGTTTTTCTCGGGGTCACACGAAATCGTTTCTGTTTGATCGGCAACTTCTGCATGATATGTCATAAAAAGCTGATTAATAAAATTAACGAATTTTTCGCGATTGTTCATATAGTATGTGGATGCTCTTATACCGAGGGGTGGAATACGCGGCAATCTTTCGCGCACTATTTGGTCACCGATTTGAAGATCCTGCATTTCTTGTGTCATAATACCGAATTCCGGTTTTTCAAATACACGACCCTTTCTACTATGGGTGATGCGTGCGGGTGTGGCGGCGGCTCCGACCCCGGCTTCGGCTCCAGATTCCCGTGCTTCAAGCAAAAGCGAGCTATCTTCTTCTAAATAGATATGTTTTGGTATTTTTTTTATAATGACAACTTGGCGAAGAAGTGCGACGGGTTGTTCAGGGGTCGCTTTTGCACCAAGACCAAGCGACAAAGGTGCAAGTCTGGGTTTTAATTTAGACTCTTTGGATGGCTCCATGGGTGCAGCAACACAAATAGGAAGTGCACATTGCAACTTTTTAATAATGTCTGTGCGGCTTACTAGTTTTTGTTCGCGTTGGTCATTCACTACAACGGCAGCCTCGCCTTGTTCGCCTTGTTCGCCCGCGGGTTTTGCAAGCCTTGCTTTAAATACTACACGAACTTTATGCGGAGCTGCCGGTTTTGCGGCGGTGGCAGCGGCGGCGGCGGCAGCGGCGGCAGCGGGACCAACCGGATTTTGCAATAGTTCAATTACGGATTTCGGTGCCAAATTTGTCTGAAGTGCATTAATCATTCTCACTGCGGCAAAATCTGTGCCGGGTTTTTCACTTGGAAGAATATGCGGACCAATATTTGGTGCACCTTCAATAATTGGTATTTGGGTTTGTTCTGTATGAGGTTGCATGGATTCATCGGAAAAAATATCTTCACTCTGTTCTTCAACACGAATAGGCACGGGTGCAGCAGTCATGGGTGCGGGCGGAGGTGGAGGCGGAGATGGCGAAGAAGCACTTCCGAATCCACTTCCAAATCCTTTTCCTACATTTATACCCGGAAGCGACGTTCTTATGCTATCAAACCCGGACGAAAGAAGTGATGCGACATGTTGTATAGGCGACTTGGGTGATCCAATAGCACCGGATGTTGCACCTAGAGCAATCGATTCTTTTATTGTTGTTTTTCTTTGTTCTAATTCTGCAATACTTCTTTTAAGTTGCGAATTTTCTTCCAAATCGGATTTTGAAGGAGAGCCTTGTGATGCCTCCGATAACAACCGATTTGATTCTATTAATTTTGATTTTAGATTTTCTATTTTTGATTCAAGTTCTGGTATATCCATTTCAATATATACTATACTATCAATAGATATATTTACTAATATATTTACTAATATATTTATTGATATATTTTATTTAAAAAAAAGAACACACTACGATATACTCTAGACTACATGCAATACATGCAATACATGCAATACATGCAATACATGCAATACATGCACTACATATATTGAATTGCCAAGTCGCACGCCATTTGTTCGGCTTTTTTTTTAATCTTATGTGTCCCCGATGCAAAATGCACTAAAATATGCCCCCTATCTTCATAGATTTCTCGTATTTTTGCAAATGATCTCAGTTCGCTATAATTGACTGCATTCCTATAATCGACTTGATATATTTCTTTACCTAAACATAAGAAAACACCCATAGTATACCCCGTTTCAATATCGTGTTGTATTTCTAAATAATCGGGTGTTGTTTTAAATTCCTTCTGTATCTTCACTTGCAAAATATTCTTATAATTGTCGTCATTTTTGATAAGGGAGATCCAGTCAATGTGTCGCTCAAATACCCCCTCGATAAACTTCTGCGCCATTTGAAATCCAGGTCCCGTGACAAATACGTTTTCAAACCATTTCTCATCATCGTGCACCGATATTTTGTTGAAATCAAGAAAGAGTGCACCTATAAATGCCTCAAATAGGCATCCCAATTTTTTAAGATTGGTGCGTGTCTTCTTTTCCTCTGCATGTTTCGAAATAATAAACCATTTATGCAGTCCCATCTCAAGTGCCAGTTTTCCAATCGATTCATTTTTAACAATGGCGATTTTTTTCTCGGTCATGAAGCCTTCATTCTCTTTAGGAAATCTGCGATACAAATAATATTTTGTAACACATTCTAAAACTCCGTCGCCCAGGAACTCGAGACGTTCATTTGATTTTGTGCGAAGAGCCATACAATTGGGTGGCTGGGGTGTTATTTTTATATTTTCGCGTGCATTTTCGAGCTGTGGACGTTTTGTATAGGATGCGTGAATAAATGCACGGCGATACAATTCAAAATTATGAAGTTTAGACGGAACACCATAGGTCGAAAGAATAGATTGAACATCATTCAATGTAATCTCTCTGTTGTCTGAATTATATGGATTAAATATATATCCATACCCGTCATCTGATGGAACAATATCTGCATCATTTAGAATATTTTTGCTGAAAGTAGCAGAAACATAACTTGAAACGGGGTAGGTTGGTGAATGCTGTTCTTGGGTTGACATATCGATGTATGTGTCTGTGTCTGTGTCTGTGTCTGTGTCTGTGTCTGTGTTTGTGTATGGGTATATCTGTTAATTATATTATATCTTTAAATGATTTCAATTTACTTTACTTTATAAATATGTAAAAATAAAATATTGTATTAGTATTTTCACATATTTTTTATATTTAGCATATATATAATAAAATAAAAATGGTTTTAAGTGGTCGTAAAATAACTTCTAGTATAAGTTCACTTACTAACAGAGGGTGCATCTTTGGAAGTATGGCCGGATCGGTGTCTATGGTGGGTAAAAACCCCAATCTTACTAGCGTAATTCGTTTAGATACGAACTATTGTAAGAACAAGTGTATCCCAACTGGCTGCAGTGCGGGTTGGGAATATATGAAGATGAATGGTCTCATCGCCTGCAACAAGAGCGCCGGTGGTGTCGGTCGTTCTCAATCCATGCCTGGTATCGGTAGATTGTTTGGTGGTGGTTGCCAGAAGGGAATTTAATACTTCTATTATTTAGATTGGTATGGTATAGATGGTATAGTTTTAATTTTATAATATAGCAAAAACTATATTACAAAATACACCAACAAACAATCCAAAAATAATATAATATTACCAGATTATATATTCAGATCAGAATCAGAATGCCCCAAAGAAATGGACAAAGAAGCAGAAATGGTCGGTCAGCGATGGCCCGTCGCGTTTTATTTAGCGGACCTGGTTCAGCCGACGGACTATACGCAAATACCCAAAATGGCGGAGGACCGAAAAAGGGTGGCGCACAGCCATCAGCAACAGGATTCATGATTCCTTTTGGACAAAGGTCGCAAATCGCGGTTCCCGCGCTGAACAAAGATTTTTTATTCAGCTTTAGACAATATTACAATGCTCCTCGTCATGCTGGACCCAAGATGTAAGGTTAGAGGGGCGCGGTGCATCATTTTCATCATAATTTGCTAATACATAATTATAATGAAAAATATTTAAGTAGTTTGGATAACTACTAAAACTATATATGTTAAAACGATTTAGAAATGTTTATCGCTAATTATATATCCTATCCTGTCCTATCCTGTCCTATCCTATTAACAAAGTAACGGCACAACCGATAAACACAATATGATAATCAAGATTGACAATCGTGAAACGACACTTATACCTCTTGTAGAACATCGCGTGGAGATATTTATGAATTCAAATACCGATGCATGCGACCTTCACGAAGGAATCGATGACGGAATCGGCGATGATGATAAAGTATCGTCAAAAAAGCCAAAATCGAAAACGCCTACCCTTGGTAATACAAGTGCGACCAATAATGGATGTTTGGTTCCAATGCATATATTTAATGAAGTTGAAATGCAAACGAATGTAACATCGGAAGTAACATCGGAAGTAAGACATACTGCCCGCGTTGGTAGTAAACATTCTATTAAAAAAGAACAACTCGCCGTTGGTGATATTATTTTAGAAAACGATAAAGGAGAAGTTGTTATTATTTTTGAAAGAAAAACACTATACGATTTAGCTGCAAGTATCCGCGATGGTAGATATAATGAGCAGTCTTTTCGCCTAGATAAAGAAAATATTCATAACCATAATATCGTATACATTATTGAGGGGGATGTAGAAAGGTATATTGAAAAGAAGGGTCGCGTATCAAGAAAGACCCTCATTAGTTGTATGTTTTCTCTTTTGTATTATAAGGGTTTTTCTGTATTTAGGACAAATTCGATATGTGAAACTGCTGACGTTATTGTATTTTTTGCAGACAAATATTACAAGACGGGTATAAGCGATAAATCGCGCACGCCTTATTATAACAGCGAGCCGTCCGAGGCGGTCTTATCATCGCCTACTACAAAAGGAAGCGATGATAGCGACGACAACGAAAAATATTGTGCGGCTTTGAAAACGCATAAAGAAAAAAATGAATATATTACACCCGATAATATTAATATAATCATGCTAACATGTGTGCCTGGAATAAGCTCTAAAGTAGCGACACAACTTATGCGTGAATATAAGAGTATACAAAATCTCTTATATCAACTTGAAAAGAAGCCCGATATATTAAATACATTTATGATTAAAACCGAGGGTGTGGACGCAAAGACCACATTCAGAAAAATAAACAAAACGTGTGTAGAAAATATTAAAAAGTTTCTTATTACAAATTCAGGTAACCTCTAATAACAAAACAAATATTAGACAAATATTAGACAAATATTCGGTTAACTACTCGCCGCAAGTGAAACATTATTATCTCTATAATATCCTGCATCGATTAGTGTCTGTGTAAAATCTGCGCCACCCCAATTATTATCCATCGGATTTGGGCTTAGACCAGTTGACTGCTGAATATAGTCAAGCATCATGTCGGGGGTAAACTCGCCTTGATCCATATTTGATGCATCATATCCAGGATACGAATTTACGTTGTAAGGTGCGTCATCGCGCGATGCGTCCAGTAAATTCGTAATATGTTTCCTGGGGGGAGGCATTGCGTTTGGATTTGTTATTGGGGGCAACCCTCCTTGTAAATCTGTTGGGCTGGGACGTATTTTATAAACTACCTCACCCTGTGTATTTTCCGTATGTTGCAAGTATAAAACGGGGCACGTAAATCCAACTGAACGTTGCCAGTCTGTGAATTGGACATATTCCTCTAAATTATTAAAAGTAACGGGGTTTACGCCTGGCACTATCTGTTTATTTGAATTATATAAATAGATTTGTGAACCCTTTTGAACAAGAATATTGGGGCAATTGGAGTTGCTATTTGTATTTTTAGGCATGGTGAGTGCTTCTTTGAAATCAGCGGATGAGTAGTTCAATACAAAATATGCGCCCATTAAAAATAAAACCGCGATGATGACATATTTATGATACATTATGTGTTGTTTGTATGATGTTTGTATATTGTTTGTGTATTATATATAATTATGCTATATATTATATATAATTATATGATAAAATACTACCCACAATTATTCTAAATGTGCATTAATAATATTATATAGGCAAAGTATATAGGCAAAGTATATAGGCAAAGTATATAGGCAAAGTATATAGGCAAAGTATATAGACAAAATGGTGAACTTTTTTAATCAAGTTACGAAGCATCATCCCAAGGTTATGTTAACAGATGCCGATATTAAAAGGCTTAAAAAAAACCACGGAGTTGTATTGTTTTTTATGAATGGTTGCGGTCACTGCGTTCATATGAAAGATGACTGGAATATGGCGGTAGATGAATGTAGAAGTAGTGGCATCGGTCATGCAAGCGATGATTTTGTATTGGGTGCGATTGAAAGCGGAAATACTAACCTATTTAAAGAAAATGGAATATCACACAATGTAAGCGGATATCCGACTATATTGTATATTACTTCTGAAGGTATTCAGCGCGGAGATGCGAATCATGAAAAATACGAAAACCCTCGCACAAAAGCCGCATTTGTAGAATGGATTAAGGGTAAAAAGAATAAAAACAACGGAAATAATCAGCTTAAAAATAAAGGTAAACAAACCGGTGGGGGTCGCGTTCGTAGACGCAGAAAAACACACAAGTCTAAATCGAAAAAACACACGAAGCGTCAGCGTCATACTCGTCGGCGTCAGCGACATATGAAAGGGGGTGGATGTGGGTGTGACTCGGGTGGAATAAGTGCATTATTAGGAAAATAACAATACTACCTACTCGTGTGTGTGTCTTTTTGAATACCTTTTAGTGTTTGTGCGTGTGCGTCTGTGTTTTGTTTTGGTTTTCGAATAGCTACTAAAACCACCTACTGGAACATTCGGTTTTACTAATACCGAAGATGTATTGGCATTGGGTCCAAGTGCAGTTCCGCATGCCACGCATATAATAAATTCTCGCATTTCGGTAAGTGATATAGATATACCCGTAATAGCAGTTGCAGATGGATATTTATCAGTAGTATACTTAATCAGTGCTTGTATCGCTTCATCATGTGTATCGTCGATTTTTTTGTTGATTGCACTATTTACACCACCAAAAATACCCGTTACATTTCCGATTATATCACGGAAAAAAGATACCGCGTGAACCATAGTCCCTCTTACAAATCCCAATGGTGTATAAGCTTTCTCATCGTAATTGCTCGTTGTAAATAACTTAAGTGACATTTGATTGTCGTGTTGATTGTCTGGTGTTTTTATTACCTATGTATTACCTATGTATTACATATATATTTTATATTTTTCGTATCAAAAAATTGAAACGAAAAGTATCATTATAATGGTATATACAGATCTAAAAGCCTTCAAAACTATCAACGCGTATCAAATAATAAAAATGCCTGTTCTTCACGACAACAACAACAATGACGCGACGGCGACGGCGACGACAGACGTTGACTCTATAGAAATAGAGCAGCCAAAAAATGAAATACATACTAAATGTCGCCTGCTTAAAAAACTTGGAAAAATCGATATTTCAAAGTCGCGGTCTTTGGATTCGATCGAAGATCCTCCCAGCGCGAAACCGGTTCGCAACAAAACCGACGAATATTATTATAAACATCGCGAAGAAAAACTGGAATACCAGAAGAATTATAACCGCGAAAAGGGAGCCGCGATCAAAGACTATAACAAAAGTTACTACATGAAGCGGAGAGAAGAAATTCTCGAAAAGGCCAAAACAAAGATTACCTGTGAATGCGGATGCGTGGTTCAGTTGTTTAATATGATCCCGCATAAAAAAACAAAAAAACATGTTCGCTATCTTGAAATGAGACAGACCATGATGAATGCAGTTGTTGATGCGTGAGGCTAAACGCTAAACGCTAAACTTATTTACTATTACTATTATAACATTAATTTTTTTTCATAGTTCGATTTTTACGAGTTTGTTTTTTTTTAAACGATTTTGACTTCATATTTTTTTTAGTAAGTGTAGGACTATCGTCGCCCATATCCATATCTTTATCTTTATCATCTTTATCCTCCTTGAAAAAGCCTTTCATATGTTCCAACATTTTTTTACTTATAATCACATCCATTTCTTGGTCGTCTTTGTCTTTTTCCGTTATATTATAATTCAATCGACTCATCATATAGTTAGTAAACTTCTCTCTTTCGACCTGATTATCTTTCATGTCCTTCGCTAAATTCGAGTTTAAAAATCGTTTAATAATAACAGAAGACGGCAAGTAATGTTTGTATCCCTTTACGTGAATATAATAGACGTTATCGTCTTCCATACGAGGGTGAAATAAATCATCTACAAAACATATTTCTATATCTTTCGGAAGTTTGGTGCATCGGAAGAAATCGTCGATAGTTTTATCATGTGTTGTGCGATTTACTTCGACTATTTTACCATCTACTTTAAATGCTGATATAATTTGTTCGAATATTTTCGATTTTAATTTTGTCTCGAAATACGTTTTAATGTGTTCTACCCATGCACGTTCGCCTTGATTATTTGTATAAATCATCACCGCCTTGCATTTGCCATCCTTCTTTTTTTGTAAAAGGTATCGCAATACGTTTAAAATATAGGGGCGCGGATATTCGGGATATAAATCAAGCAACTCATTAAATATATTATATGCTTTATCATCGTCGTTGTAATATTCGTCTAATAACATACAGAATGATCCAAATTGCCCAAAACTTCCCAATGTTTCATCTAAATCAAATACAACAACCTTTTTATTTTTTGTTTTTAAATCAATTTCGTGTTCGTGTTCGTCTTCTGATTTGAGTTTGGGTTTGGGTTTGGATTCTATATTGAACAATTTATTTAAAAATTTAGGCATATAATAAATATATAAATATTATAATAAAATATAATTTTATCTTATTTTAATATAACTTGTTATATTAATATTGCGGTTATTGCGGTTATTGCTGTTATTATTATTACCGACATATATATGGGCATCTTAAACCAAAATGACTATATAAAAATATTAAACTATTATGATATAACCATTTCTCCAAAAGATTCGTCTAAAACTATAAAACATAAAGCAGAAACTATACTGGCTGAAAAATTATGCAAATGTATTAAAAAGGTTAAAAAGAGTGATAGTGTGAATGCTAGTGGTGACGGCGGCAACGGCAACGACAACGACAACACCTCGTCTGAAAGTGAATCGAAAGCAATTGCGATATGTTCAAACTCTATTTTTGAAAAGAAGGGACTTGAACGAGGATTATTTGATTGTAAGAAAAAACCAAGACTTATAAACATTCATGGTAAAAAATACGCACTTACAAAAAGAAGAACAACGTTGATGTTGTCGCGTAGAGCAAAACTGCTTCGCAAATTTCAAACAAGGCGTAGAAAAATTAAGAATTGAGAATCGGGAATCGGGAATCAGGAATTAATTTGTTACTATGTTTGCGTGTGTTCGCATGCGTGTAACGTAACAAATTAATTTAAGTAACGCATTAGCTCAAAGGCTTGCTTTGTTTGGGTTTGCGAGAAGATGCCGCGCGGGGTGTAGCAGGGACTTCGTTGGGTTCGGATGCAGGGGGTGTGGCGGGTGCAGGTGTGGGTGTGGGTGCGGGTGCGGGTTTGGATGCGCGGGGTGTGCGCTCTACAAATGACTCAGACAAAGATGACTCGCGGGGTTGTCGTTCTCCGCTGGGGCGACTCGAATAAACACGTCCACTGCCTTTATACTCAGATGAATCCTTGCGAACCAACATCCACTCTCCACCTCCGCGTCCACCTCGGGCTTCACTGCCACCTCGACCGCGACCGCGACCATTCGATAGTCCGCCGTCGCGCACTGCTCTCTCGCCACCTGATGAATGTGAATGTGAATGTGAGCGTGCCTGTGCCGGACCATTTGCGCGTTGTTCATTACGCGTCTCGCAAAACAACTTTCCACCCTTTACGCCACGAACATCCGCCGCCTGAAACTTATGGTCTCCTGAAGCAGTATCTGAAACAGAAAACTCTACATATTCACCCTCTACCAAATAGCGGTATTGCTCCTGACTTACCTTAATCGCAGAATGGTGTGCAAAAATCTCACTTGCATCTTTAAATTGATCATTTCCACCCACGATGGTTATAAACCCAAAACCGGTTTTATTATTGAACCACTTCACGCGCCCGGTAAGACGAACAGAAGCCGATGTATCAGAAGAACCCATGACGAAGAAAATAAGAAAAACTACGATAATATACGATAGTATACTATAATATTGTGAATGGCTTTAAGTATATTTTTATGAATATTATATTCATAAAATATATATTACACGCACCATTTAGTTGGTCTTATTGTATAATATATAACATTTTTATACTAGTCGCAATAATCGGTAAAAAAAAAAAATATAACTAAGTTATATTGACAGAAAAGTTTATCTTAGTTATTTATATAACTTATAACAAAAATATATTTTAATCAATTATAATCAATTATAAATTATGGAAATAAATATATTTATTTTATGTTTTAATGAAAGCCACTTATTGCCTCATACTATTAATCATTATAAAAAATATTTGCCTTCATGTAAAATAACTATTTATGACAATCAATCAACTGATAATTCTGTTAAATTGGCATTATCACTTGGTTGTAATGTAATCTCATGGAGTAGCAACAATCAAATAAACGACCACCTATATTTAAAAATAAAAAATAATTGTTGGAAAAATATAAAAAATGGATGGATAATAATGATAGATATGGATGAATTTCTTTGTGTTACAGAAGATGAGTTGTTAGATGAAATTAAAAACGAAACAAGTATTCTAGAAATAAAAGGACTTGAAATGATTGGAGAAAGTAGTAAAACAGATTTAACAGATATAGATTTGCAGAAAATAAATAAATATGTAGATAAAGATGAAGAAAGTAAAAAACTTTGTTTTTTAAGGGAGAAAATAACTGAAATGAATTATGGAATGGGTGCGCATCATTGTAATCCACGTGGATATATAAAATATAGTTCAAAAATATATTATAACAAACATATGAACACTTTAGGTTTGAATTATATTATAGATAAAACAAAAAAACGATATAGTAGAAGTGAACTAATGCTAAAGCAAGGTTTAGCCGGTCATTATGCATACCCCGAAGAAAGAATCAAAAAAAATTATTATCATGCATTGAATAATTGCAAGTTTTTACAATAAATATAATTTTTTATATATTTAGTCGTCTGCCGACAACTCTTGTTTACAAAGTCTTTTCAAATAAATATAATCCGGTTTCTCATCATATCCTATTTTATATGCATATGTGAGCATTCGTTCAAATATAGCCGGCAATCCTTCGCATAACTCGGTTATAGATGTTCTTTTTTTCACCTCGTATACTATTTCAGCTTTCGTTCTTTTATCGCTGGATTCCACTTTCAAACCGCACCATGGAAGCTTTCCTTTCAGTAAATATATTATAACGTATAGTATCGATATAATATCGTCACGTCTGGAGTATACATTTCCTTCATGGATGTGTGTGCTTATATAACGCATCGTTCCCACGATGGACGAATTTTGTTTATTTGGAATATGTGTGCCATCTTTTATATAGATTCGCGACAATCCGAAATCAATAATATTTACTTTTTTGAGCGTTTCTTGGTCTTCGTGGTCTTGCTGGTCTTGTGGGTCTTGTAACCCCAACCGACTTATCATAAAATTTTCCGGTTTGATGTCGCGATGTATAACACTCCTTTCGTGTATTTTTTCAATGATTTCAATCATCGTTATTGTATATTTTAACACATTTTTTAAATAGTGTTTATAAATTGGTTCATCTAATTCTATTTCGCTTTCAGAACCACATTCAGAACCGCTTTCAGAACTATTTTCATATTTTCTATTAAATATTGCACTAGTCGCCGTTTTTTTTAATTTTCTCACTTCTTCTGCCAATGTATGCGAAAACAAATCCATGACGATTATATTTTTATTTGACTCTGTTCCAAAATATCGCAACTTTACGACACCAGGTATTCCCGACAAGTGGTTCAATATTTTGGACTCCCATACAAGTGTAGGTTGTGCACACGTTGTTGCTTCATATTTAATTGCGACATTTTCTTGTGTTATGATATTCAGCCCTTGATATATACATCCAAATGAACCTTTTCCTATTTTTCGTTTGAATACATACTTTGAATTAATAAGGTTGCGATGCTGGTATTTTGTTATGTCGGGTTCTTCTTTGACATGGGAGACTTCTTGTAGGTGTTGCGGGTATTGTTGATGCTGTTGTTGATGCTGCATTTTCTGTATATACATACCTATAAATACTTATAAATATTTATAAATCAATTTTATAATTGATTTAGAAACAAAACAAAATAATATATACCACTAAGTATATATAAATAACTTGTGCATCATAGTAAGCACGATGACTTTTAAACTACTATCGTTATTATATATTGGGCTATTTGTGTTGTGTAGCCCAAATGTTGCAACGTCGTTGCCCGTTGACTTTATAAACAAACAGAATGCCAACACCAATACGAATACTATCAAATACCCAATTCGCGTTGCATGTGAGTGTGAAGACTATAAAATATATGTTGATGGTAAAAATGTCGAACAGGCGGGTGTAGTAGAAAGTTATCTTGAAAACGAATGGAATGCTACAAAGATTTTTATTCCTGAGATAACTACCGAAACTCCTAAAATAATCGCTTTTCATGGAACGGGGGGACAATTCTCTGGTTTCGCAAATGGATTTGTTATGGATATGAATAATGGTGCAGACTATACAAAATACCAGGAATGGAAATGTGCGGAGTTTATTCCATCTGCAGTTCCAGTTAACTGGTATATGTATGACTACGATGATAGTTTGTGGGACGTGTCAAAATCTTACGGAATGAATTACCAAAATAATAGTTATCAGATTTTTGAAACAGAACGACTCGGTATACACCTTAATGCGGAATGGTTATGGACACAATACAATGCAAAAACAAATATTTTTTGTAGGAAAAAAGATAAACATGTGCAGACGATTCCCGCGACAACTGCTGCGCCAACAACACACGCAAGTGTATTGAAAACGACACACCGCGATGTTCCTGCGACAACTCACACAAGTGTATCGAAAACGACACACCGCGATGTTCCTGCGACAACCCACGCAAGTGTATTGAAAACGACACACCATGTTCCTGCGACAACGGCTAATGCTGCGGCTGCTACACCTACAACAACAAGCACACCATTGTTAAAATCTGAAGTAAAAAATATTTACAATATAAAAGTTATTATCAACAACATAAAAGTTTCAAAAGATATAATCGATAAACATATGTTTAATATTTTTCGTTATTTGCATTCGGTAAAAAGCGACAACGACGACGACAAACTACGTCGCGAGTTATACAATATAATCAAACAAACACATACTCACATCCACCACCATTACGACTATATGGTCGACTATTATACAAAATTACTTCGGGATGCTTACAACCATCAGGGTCGTGATCGGGACCAGGACCAGGACCAGGACCAGGACGGCGACGATGACAGAAGTGATGAATATGGGCGAGATGAGAAAGGTGAGAAAGGTGAGAAAAAAGAAATATTCAGGAAAAGTGATTCACGACTAAAAAAGTCATCAAAAATTATTGAATCTATGATGAAGCTTAATCACTATATCAAAGTAATCGAGTATAAGATTCACTTTATCAAGGGAGAAACAAGATATAATCTTTTGCAAATATTATATTCTCTCAAAAAACAATACCAAGATGACATGATTCGAATGTTGAAGTATTTTGCGTAAATTACGTATTTTGCGTATATATAATTTTATAAAACTATATATAAATATAGTATAGTATAGTATAGTATATCATGCCATCGCTATATAAAAAAAATACAACGATTGAAGAACGCAAGTTAAAGTCTCAAAAATTAAAAGAACTTTATCTAAATCGTATTCCTGTTATTGTCGAAATGTCGCCAAGTTCTGCAAGCTATTCTTCTTTTATCGAGCAAAAACATAAAGTAAAATATCTAGTTCCTAATGAAATTGTGATGGGACAATTTGTAAAAATCCTGCGTGATAAAATGAAAATACATGAAAGCACCGCTTTGTTCTTTTTTATTAATAATAAATTATTTCCTATGTCGTCTCCTTTGTGCACGCTATATCAGGAATACAGCGATGAAGACGGATTTTTATACATTGAATTTTGCGAAGAGTCGACGTTTGGATAAATATATTACAATACTATATAAATATATTATTGTAATAATATATAACTAACTACATAACAACACGTATTCTATTGTCATTGCAATAGATACTATGAGTTCCATGAAAAATAGCATAACATCTTTAAAAAATAAATTATTTTCTTTTTTCAAGATTAAAGATAAAGATAAATCTAAAAATGGGTCAAATAAAATAATATACGACTATAGTAGCAAAGAGCAAGAGCAAGAAGTCGTGATGGAACCGGAAAAGGAACTGGAAGCGGAAAAGGAATCAGAAATAATTCATAATTTGAAAGCCTGTCGTCATCACAATAACGAAACTAGTCTTGATAAAGATTTTAATACGATTCCTATATCCGTAACCCTTAACAATATGATAGACAAAATAACGACAAACTCATACGACTATTGCTATAAAAAAACATACGTGCGGAATATTTCAAATTTTTATATCGCCAATTTAGACTATAGTTCATGTCGGAATGCAATGACCAGTATGCAATTTTGCGAATTTACAAAACACATTGATGCGATATTAAATAATAACACGGACATTATGTATAACCTTCGAAGTATTAAACTTTACGATAATGACGTCGTTCATTCCAAATATCGCGCCGGTGTTTTTAAAACCGATAACTTTATAATAAAAATAGACACAGACTCGTTTAACTTCAAAAATGAAATAACCGGTATGTATAACTTAGGCAAAGGACTTATAGAAGAACATAGTATAGTTTTACCATATTATGCGCGGTTTTCTTCAAAAGATAAAAAAAATATTAGCTTCAGTGTTCAGCCAAGAATACACGATACGATTTCACTTCGTGACTGGATGATGATTTATGAAAATCAAAAACTAGATATAGAATTTTATATCAGGATGTGTATACGTATCTCCAAGTCTATTCAATTTATTAGCTCAAATCACATGGTTCATGGTGACATAAAACCGGATAATATTATAGTCGAGAATATTACAAATCGGTCATATATTATTGACTTCGGTTTATGTGGATTACATGATTTGTCAGAAGGCACAGGAGGAACGAAACCTTTTTGTCATCCTGAAACGCGTAACACCAGTGACATTTATAAAGATAATGCCGAATATAACTGGGTAAAAAATACAAAGTATAATGACCTTTGGTCAATATCCTTTATTTTTGCAACTATTCTTATTTTTCGCAAATGTTATGTTTACTATAAAGATTATCCTGTTAACTTTTTTAATGGTGATAAATATATTAACATGACCTTTTTAAACTATATACCCGAAAAATTCAGACTTCCTTTTGTTTGTGTGCTCACAAAAGAAACCCCCGATACACGAATTGATATACAAAGTTTTATTTCATTACTAGAAAAGGCTTTATGACAGGTCTATGGTTTATGGTTTATGGTCTATGGTCTACAAGTTAATCACTATATCCGGGTTGATTTCATCTTTGGTTTTGTTTTTGTCGTCGTTTAATGTATTGGTTGCTTTTTGATGGATATTATATGGTGCTGGTGTTGGCGTTGGCGTTGATGTTGGCGTTGGCGTTGGCGTTTGTGTTGGCACTGGCACTGGCATTGATATACTTACATAGTCACCTTGATTGTTATTTTGGTGTTCGCCTTCGCCTTCGCCCTCGTCTCGGTTATGGTCTGGCGCTGGGTCTGGGTCTGCATTGCCATAGCTGTTTTTTTTATTCTCAACTATATTCATTTTACTCGCAACAACCCGTTTCGTATTTTGCCCTTGTAATAACCGCATAGCTAAATGATTACTTATCGCCAATGTATTCATATATGTCTTATATTTAAACACACATATCGTAGTATTTGATTTTACAAATTTAATACTATACCACCAGTATGCGGGTATATGAATCATTTGCCCCGACATTAGCGTCACATCTATTGTGCGCAACTTATTAAAATCTGCACGATATTCATCTTGCACATTCCATGGATTCACCGGCGATATGAATTCGAAATTATCATAGTCGTTTGTCGCATATAAATATTTCTTCGACTTTGGAACAAGCAATCTTACGATCGCCTTACCATGTGTAACTACAAAATAGTTGCGATAATTTACATCATAACGCAAGGGCGTTTCTACATTAAGTGAACCAAATAATATATCATAGTTGCACGATGAAACCATCGATGGTCTCAAAAACATGTCGTTATTTCTATACAACTTTATAATACCTGTTTCGTCTAAAAAGTCGTAATTATTTTCACTCATATATTTCGACTCTTTGTCTTTTTTAAATAAATCAATAGACTCGACTATACCTAAAGGGATATACAACTCTGTTTCATCGTCGCGTTCTTTTACATTGCGGATTTTTATATCATACCCTGTATAATTTGCCTTTACATAGTTCAAATTACATTTCTCAATGATAGTTTGATTATTAAAATCGGTTACTACCGGCTGACGAAAATCACATACCTCCTCTAATCTATCCTTCGATGGCTGGCATATTTCATATATCTCTAAATCATTCACTTTTTTTAAATGAAAATGAACATGTAAATAAATAAATAATATTAGACAAAATACAACAACTGCGACTATTTCTTTCATATCGTGTTGTTCGGATTGTTTGGATCTATACTCACTAACATATTTTTATAGTTTTTTTTATAAGTTCTTACTCATTGATTGTTTACTATATTTTTGTCTGTATAATTATATGTGTATCGAACAGGATACATATATAATTTATAAATATTTGTCGCATTATACTTCTTGTCCGTCGTCTTGTTCTTCTTGTTCTTCTTGTCCGTCGTCTTGTTCTTCTTGTCCTTCTTGTTCTTCTTGTCCTTCTTGTCCTTGAATTACTTCATCTTGATTTTGTTGATATATTCTTTCTCCCATTTCTCCTCCAGCACCATTCACATAGTTGCAAAACTCGTCCTGGGTGTCTTCATAATTTGCGTTTAGGGTGTTTAAATTAATTGTGTTAAGTTCTGGCTCATGTTGTTCCTGGTGCTGGTCCTGGTGTTGGTGTTGGTGTTGGTGTTGGTGTTGGTTCTGCAATGGCAAACTTCCATTGATAAGTTTCATCACCAATGTAGACAACTCATTCAATGTTGCCTGTTGGGAATGTATAAGTGCTCTCAATGACTCGTTCTCTTTTTGCAATGGTTCTATCTGGTTAATAATATCTGACAAATTTGTATTTGTAAGTATATTATCCAATACCTTTGCAATAAAGTCGGTATTGCCCGCTAAACTATTCATATCGGTCGATGTGTTCTCTTGAGATACCGAATTAGAGGAAGATGACGGGGCAGACATTCCTCCTCCTCCTCCTCCTCCTCCTCCTCGCTCAATCTTGTCTACACGATTTGTCAACATTTGCAGCAGATTAGAATATTCGTTTATGGTCGCGTCTTGATTCAGCAGCTCGTCGTGGTGCAATTTAAATAAAATATTGGGTGGAAGTGCTGCACCAGATGGTAGACACGGAAGTCCTGCAGAACTCATCGGCAAGTCGCGAATATGAATACCATCTACCTCTGATATTGCACGATTATGCAATACCGAATTTACAACATATGGTCCATTACCTGCAATTTTTGAAGGCATCTTCTCGTTCATATTATTTGAACTCATTACGATTGGTATATTTTGATGAACATCGGCGGGATGTGGATGTTGCTGTGGGTGTTGCTGATGTGCTTGCTGTTGCTGTTGCGCTTGTGCTTGTGCTTGCATCATCCGCTGCTGTATCTGTCGAAGTATCTGTTGCTGAAGCTGTGGAGGCATTTGTCTAAAATTAGGCGGCAACCCCGGAGGTAGAATTCCTCCGCCCACTCCTCCCATCCCCCCCATTTGCGGAGGTCCTTGTATCCCTGGTGGTGCTCCAGTGAGGGGTTGTCCGACGGGAGGACCACCTCCTCTCCTCCTTTTCGCTGCGGATAATGATGAACTATTACTCATTTAACTATTCTATAACGTAAACGTAAGTAAATATATAGCGTTGTTATATATTTCTTAATAATAGTATTTTAAATCTTTTTATACGCAATCATTATTTTTGCATACTATATTTATTTTATTTCATAATTTTCATTTTACTTATTATTTATTTACTATTTATTTACTATTTATTTACTATTTACTTACTATTTATTTACTATTTATTTACTATGTAACCTATACACCAACCAATCATAGTAGATATTTGGTCACCTATACTATTTATAAATGTATCAGGACTTGGTTTACGCCCGGGCCATATTTCAACTTTGTCTAGTTCTTTATGAAGTCGCGTATTTTCTGCCATCTCGTAAATTGCATGTAGTATAAACCATTTCGAGAACGACAAACCACAATAATAAGCAATAATTCCTGAACATAAATGGTATAATGAATACTTATCTACAAAATATTTCCCCATGGTATATACTATACATAGATTATATTATTATATTTCTATGCAACCATCTGAAATTTTATCGGCGGATGGTGCTGATAGTTGTCAACTTCAAAATCTTCAACTTGATAATCACTAATATTTTCTCTAACTCGTTGAATTGAAACGTTTGGAAAAGGGTAAGGTTCTCTTTGAAGCTGTAACTTTGCTCCTTCAATATGTTCCTCGTAAATATGACAATTACCTTTAAAATATATAAACTCATAAGCCTCTAATCCACAATGTTTTGCTAGCAAATGTGTAAGAAAGCTATAGGATGCTATATTGAATGGGGTCCCACAACATTCATCATTTGACCTTTGCGTCATCGAACACGACAATTTTGTCCCATCCGTCACATTAAATTGGCATAATATATGACAAGGCGGAAGCGCCATTTCATTCAACTTGCATGGATTCCATGCAGTCATTACCATACGTCGACTCGTCCTTGTTTCTGGATTTTTTAATGTATCTATAATCTCTTGTAACTGGTCAACGCCTTGTCCGCTATAGTCAGTATCACATGTTTGATAATCAGCATTGAAATGTCGCCATTGGTGTCCGTATATAGGGCCTAAATCTCCTACGCGATTTTTCGAAAGTCCTCTACTATCTAAAAACTCGCGCGAACCATTGCCATCCCAAATATGAACGCCATCGCGCTGCAAGTGTTCGTTATTTGTATCCCCACGAATAAACCATAACAATTCCTTTAGACATGTTTTCCATGCAGTTTTTTTACTTGTAAGTATTGGTATTTTACCATTTTCTAGGCTAAAATGCATCGCCGACCCAAAAACGGATAGCGTATTCCCGTTTCGTCCTTTCTCCATTACACCATGCTCCAAAATATCATTCAAAAGATTTAAATACTGGTATTCTTCATGTTCGTGTTCGTGTTCGTGTTCGTGTTCGTGTTCGTCTCTGCAATCTTGATTTGGTGTGTCACAATTATATCGTTTTGTTTTATTTATTTTAGAAGAAAGTTTTAGCATATAGTATGTATGTGTCTATGTATATATAGGTAGTCTTCCTTTTATATCTAAATATTTTTTATATTTTTATGTTTTTATATAATTTGCTGCTTAGTGTAATTCACCGCTTAGTATAATTCATCACTTACAATAATTAATTTCTTGACATATTTCATAGTAATTATTTAATAAATATAATATAATGGATGAAATTAAGTCTATCACTAACCAAGGATTCTTTTCATATGTTTTCAAACTATCTAAATTTAAACAAGCAGATTTATTAAACTTTATTCAATATTGTATACTTTCGATAATTCCATTTATAGTAGTATACTTTTTTATCAGAAAATACGAGTTTTCTATAACTTACACCGATAGTTCTTTATATATTTTATTCGCAACATTTTTATCACTTATGTTATTTATTGTCGGAATATATTTTATCGATAGAATAATTAACTATATACCCCCGCTTAGTGGAAAATTTTATGATGTCATTAACATAACAAATCTGTCTATTGCTATTATCATGGCTTTATTATTAATCCATAATACCGGATACCTTGAAAGAACCTCTATTTTATTATCCAGATTTGACGCTCTATTTAATCGCATGTTATCATCGGTCGGTATAAAAAATCCCCCAGAATTCGATATGTTTAACAACGAAAACCATAACTATCAATATCAGATTGCGTTCTATAAAGCAAGAGATAAAGCTATAGAATTGGGCAATACGACTGAAAAGGCAGACGAGATGAGTCACGGGATAGTTGACAAGTTAAAAAAAATAAAATCTATACAAGAAACTACCGACGCAAAACAAATAGCAGAAATATCTAGACATAATTCTTCTAACACTTTAGGAACATCTGCTTCTGCATCTAAAGAAAATATATCAAACATGTTACCCAATGCGAATGGACAGAATTCTATATCCTCGTCTCAAAATCCAACCCAATATATTTCCACGTCGGGTGTAAGCACTACAAACCCATACGCTGTAAAAAACGAAAACATGATTATGGATAGACAACAGACAAATGATCCCGAACCCGCTAATAGTATTGGTGGCGGAGGATTCTCTTCGTGGTAATAAAATATCTACTTTTTAACGAAATATAATTACTAATATAAATATATTTCGTTGTTTATATACTATTTTGGATATAAGTCGTTACTTAATATAATTAATTTCTTAACATATTTCATAGTAAATATTTAATAAATATAATATAATGGACGATATAAAAACTACAATAAACCAGGGATTTTTTTCTTATGTTTTCAACCTATCTAAACTTCAACAATCGGAATTACTCAACTTTATCCAGTATAGTTTGCTTTGTATTATTCCAGTTTTATTATTAATATTCTATGTGAAAAAATATGGTTTAAAAACCACCTATAGAGATACGTCGTTGTATATTGTATCCATTACACTTATATCTATTATTTTACTAATTACGGGTATATTTTTCATTGACCGGATTATTAACTATATACCAACATTGAGTGGAGTATACTATAATGTCGCGAACTTGACAAATATATCAATAGTTCTTATTATGACCTTACTTTTAATTCGTGTTGGCTATATGGAAAGAACGGGTATTTTATTGTATAGACTTGATAACATATTTAACCATTTGCTATCTTTTGTTGGTGTAAAGATTCCTCCCAAATTTAGCATAATCGATGGTGAACGCGACCAATGGTCTCTTGATAAATCATATAGAAAAGCGTATGATATAATAAAGAATTCGGGCGGGAGCGATGAAAAGGCGAAAGACTTTGGAAATCGGGTCGCCAATAAACTTGCAGAATTCAAGAAAATTCAACGCACCACCGATGCCGAACAAATTATGAAGTTATCAAAATACGATTCAGTAACGGGAACCGAATCTTCCACGGGTTCTGGTAACAATTCAAATAACTCGTCGCTAACTACACTAAATCCTACTATTTCGCAACAATACGCTATCCCACCCCCGCTTCCAACACAAGGACCCAAGCAAGTTCTTCCAGACTATAACAATATGTATGCGAATACCAAAAACCCTCTTCAAAATGCAGCTACGCCTGGTATGAGCAATAATAGTAATCCATATATGAAAAGCACGGAAGGAATGTTTATCGGTAGTGGTGGTGATAATGGCCCAGAACCCGCAAATGGCGCATTAAGTTGCACCAAGTGGTAGGTGGGAAGGTAGGCAGGTATGTAGGCAATCATGTCAATAAAGCCATAAATAAAATACGAAATGTAGTTTTATCATAACTATATTTCGTTGCTTTCTTATTTTTTCTTATTTTTTTTACATTATTTTAGATATAATTATTTTGTAATATAATTAATTTCTTAATATATTTCATAGTGAATATTTAATATTAATGAATAATATTGATTCTACAACAAATGGAGGGTTTTTTTCATATGTTTTTAAACTATCTAAATTTAAACAAGCAGATTTATTAAACTTTGTTCAATATAGTTCTCTCTCGATAATTCCAGTTTTAATATTATATTACTTAATCAAAAAATTTAGTTTTAGGTGTACATACGCGGATAGTTCTCTTTATATTATATCTATTACACTTCTACCAATCGTTTTATTTGTTATTGGCGTATACTTTATTGACCGGTTGATAAATTTTATACCATCATTCAGTGGAAAATATTACGATGTTATTAATTTGACAAATATATCTATTCTTATTATTATAATTCTATTGACATCCAGGGGTGGATATCAAGAAAGAACATCGATTTTGCTATACAGGTTTGGAAGATATTTCACAATAGATAACTATATCATAAAAATGTTCGGTATAAAAAATATCCCGGAATTCGACAGATACGACGGCGAAGAAGATCAATTGTATTATGAAATTGCATACACTAAAGCAAAAAATAAAGCAAAAGAATTGGGAAATAACGATGAAAAGTCACACGAATTGGGCATTACCATCGCAACTAAATTAAAAGAATTGAAAAAGGTTCAACGTGCTATCGATGCTAAAGAAATAATTGAAATAAATGACAGGTTGTCCTCTAAATCTTTAGGAACAACACCCGATTCGGGACAAAATAATACAACCGGCGCGTCGTCTACACCCGCATCTACAACTACACAAATGCCTGCACAAAACGCAGCCACTACCGGGATGAAAACAAATGAAAATATGTATATCGGTGGTGGGGGTGGCGGTGGCGGCGGCGAACCTGAAGCAGCAAATGGTGCACTCGGGGGCGGATTCTCATCGTGGTAATGGTAGGCATCATAGATTGCGAAAATGAAACATAGTTATTACTATAAATATGTTTCATTGTTTTTATATCGGTTTCCAACAAATATATTATGCGGTATAACAACAGCACCATTTACTAATATAGTATAATACCGAATTCCACTTTGTTTTATTCACCGGGGGCGGCGACGGCTTGGGTAACATTGGACTATATACAAATTCATAATATGCTTCGCGTGCATCGCGTGCATCGCGTGCCCCGTCTTTATTGTTACGATTTATATTTGGTTCAGCGATAGGTTCTCGCTCTTGCATACGATGATAATATACATCGTTGTGTGTTTTTGGTGCGGGTTTTATGTTCGTGTCCTGTTTATAATAAAACGAATAATCATAGGTCGCGTTTGTCTCGAAAACCATGCTTGTTGTTGCGGTGGTGTTGGTGGTGGCAGTTACTATATAATACTATCATATTTTATATCATTGTGTCTAAGCGTTTTATATATATTATTTTTCACTTTTTAATAAAACTATCCAATATCTTATTTATGATTTATTTTCTCTCGTTTCTCTCCTTTCTCTCCTTTCTCACCTTTTTAAAGTCTCAGGATTCGCAGCCCCCCCTCCCATACTATCCACGCACCGAGCGAGTTCTACTCCTTCTTGTCGATAACTACTTCACGACTTACTGCGCGAATAATCTTGCGTCCATTTTTCTCCTCATCTTCTATCGGCTCCGAAATATTACGCAACATTGTTAAATACGCTATTTGTTTCTGCTCCGTCTCCATCCAATCCGGATTTTCGTCCGTCCATATTTGCAACGCATTTCGCTCTTTGTCTGCTATCATCTCTATCGTATTTTTCATTATCTTGTGTGTATCGTCTTTTTCCCACTTCTCCTTATCTTTAATATACATCGTCTCGCGTTTCTTATCCGTGCAATGGATCGGACGTTTATATATATCCAACTCTTTCAAACCCCTTATCATCACATTGCTAATACCTTGCACCAATCCATTCTTCTTCGAATACAATAAATCCTCGAATGTTATCTTAAGCGACTCCACAAATTCCGAAATATTGAGAGCATCTTTGCACTGCTCGTTCAGAAAGAAATTCAAATTGAAATTATTCAACGTGTTATTGTTTGTCGTGTTGTTGTTGTTGTTGTTGTTTATAATAGTATTGTTACCCATTTTGGGTATCACTTCTTTCAAGATTTGGCGAATCTCCTCATTGTCTTTTAATAATTTTATAATTATATCGTCTTTGTCTATATTCTTAATATCCTTTAAATCTGGTAAAACTATTTCATTCGTGGCGTTCATGACGTTAGTGTTATCAGTGTTATCGGTATTATCAGTGAGATTCTTGGAAATTAAACATTTTTGTTTGTGTTTCCATAATCCCATCCGACTTGAATATCTTTTTGAACACTCACAGACAAGAATATATTTTGGGTCATTATCCTTTTGTAAACTTTTGTAAACTTTTGTAAACTTTTGATGTTTGGGGGTTGCAAGGTGACGTTTGAAGTCACTATCCTTATAACACTTAAAGTTACAAGCTTCGCAGTAAAAACCAGGTGGTTTTTTCATAAGAACTGCTTCGCTAAGAGGTAACCTTTTCCCCGAAATAATTTCTTTATGTTTTCTCGTCTTGTTATGTATGTTAAACACATATTCACTAGAACATGACATGTTACAATGTTCACAATAATATTTTTTTTCTTCTGGTTTCGGCGATGGTAATGGTTCAAGGCTATTAAGCGTAGCTTTAAGTAATACAAAATATTCTTGTTCCTTTTGCCTTGCTTCATAGCTGTCTTTACAATTAAAAAAATTAACTATCTCCATCTTCCAGTTATCCCAACCATTATGTTTTCTTATCACTTGGTATAGCTTGCAGTTATGGTTAGCAATATTACTATTTGTGCATGATTGTTTGTGAGCATATTTTCTTTGAACAAAGTTCGTCGTATGTCCCACATACACCTCATTAACGTCAGGCGATTTACAAGTTATTTTATAAATAATGGTATTAGAGTAGTCAATATCCGTCTTTGGCATAATCTTAAAAACTTGGCGTAAAATAATCTTAAAATAATCTTAAAATAATCTTATTATATAATTTGTATACAAAAAAACTTCTAAACCTTTTTCGCAAATATTTTAAAATTTCCCAAAAAGTTATCGTAACAAATTTTTCAACTTAAAAAACCAAATGAGAGCATTATGGTCTGAGTGAGATTTTCAACATTTTTTTCAAATCTAAAACTGAAAAATGAAAAATGGACATTTATAAATGTCCTTTTTTGAAAAATCGAAAATAGATTTGAAAAAACATTACATCATTCATTCTTCGGCGTCCGCTTGCGCCATTTCCGCGGCCCTACCTTTATGCTTTGGATGGATGTTTTTAGTTTTAAGAGAACGAGAGCATTATGCTGCGGATTGCATATTCGCGGACGGATGTTCCGATGCATAGACTAACTATTTTTATCTATTATTATTTCTTTACCTATATTTTTTATTATTTTTCGTTCGTAGTTGTTATAGTTTTCAATAGGTTCACAAACCGAGCGCATCATTGTCAGGTATTCTATTTGTTTCCTTTCTGTTTCTATCCAGTCTGGATTATCTATTGCCCATTGTTGCAATGCGGTTCGCTCCTTGTCTGCAATTTTTACTATCGTATTTTTTATCATTGCATGATTTTCATCTTTTTGCCACTTGTCTTCATCTTTTATATACATGATGTCACGCTTTATATCTGTGCAATGAATAGGTCGTTTATGAATATCCAATTCTTTGAGCCCTTTTATTAAAACATCGGTTATACCACGAGATATGCCATTTGTCTTTGAAAATAGTAAATCATCTAATGTTATTTTTAGTGAATCTATAAAATCTGTTATATTTAAAGCATCTTTGCACCGCTCGTTCAAAAATACGTTCAAATTAAAATTGTTATGCATAGTATTATTTGTAGTATTAGTTATATTACCGATTTTTGGTATTATATCAGTTATTGTCTTCATAAGTTCACTATTCTGTTTGATTAAGTCCTTAACTAAATCCTTCAACTCTTTTTCAGTCGCGGAGTCTTTTTTATCTTTAATTTCAGTTTCTAAAACTACATCATTGGTGGTTTTAGAATCGTCTTCATTGGTTATATAAATTGCCTCATGTGTTTTGACTGCATTGCACGTTCGCTTATGCCTTGAGAAACTTGAACGATGGTTATATTTATTACCACATATGCAGATAAAAACTTGTTCTTCTTTATCTGGCGTTTTTTTGTTAGCATTTATTAGCATTTTATGCTTCATGGTCTCAACGTGTCTATCATAGTCACTTTGCTTAGAGCATTTAAAGTCACAACTTTTGCATACAAATTGTGGCGTTTTTTTGGCGGATTGTTGATTAGCAATATCCATCGTTTTCATATATATATGCTAACATAAAAAACGCCTAAACCCTTTTCATAAATATTTATAAAATGTCTAAAAAGTTATCGTAACAAAATTTTCAACTTAAAAAACCAAATGAGAGCATTATGGTCTGAGTGAGATTTTCAACATTTTTTTCAAATCTAAAACTGAAAAATGAAAAATGGACATTTATAAATGTCCTTTTTTCAAAAATCGAAAATAGATTTGAAAAAACATTACATCATTCATTCTTCAGCGTCCGCCTTCCCCATTTCCGCGACCTTACCTTTATGCTTTGGTGTGCGATTTTTTGTTATAGTGGAACAAGAGCATTATGCAGCGGATTTGATTTCGTAGGGTAAAAATATAAAACATGGTTGAAAACCCCGAAAAGCCATTTTGCACAATTCTTGGTTGGTCCTTTTCGGGGGATGTTTTGAATAATACTCCGGACATATTTCGGTGAGATGGAGCAGCACGGAATGCCGCAGACGGATGGCGCAAAAGATGGTCGCGGAAGTTGGGAAGCCATTTTGCACAATTCTTGGTTGGTCGTTTTCGGGGGATGTTTTGGATTTTGTTCGGCGGACCTTCGAAAAAAACAATATTCAATATTCTATAATAGAATTTAAAGTTATAGATATAGTATATATAGTTGGATATAGCCAATATAGTATAGTATATTTAGTATACTATGAGCCTCGATGTGAACGACTTGATTCAGGCACTTGAAAATGAAAACAATACAAATGTTGCCGGGTTATCTTCCGCAGTTATGAAAAAAAACAAGAACGATATTTTACAGAAACTGCAGCTTTCGGGCGGCGAATTGAAAGAATACCATAAAGTCCTGAAAGACTACAAATACGTAGATGAACTCAATGAACTACAAGTTGGACGATTCATACGTTGGATACGACTGGATCAAGACACGACAGATATTAAACTAGTAAATGGCGCGGTGCTTGTAAATATTTTAGTGAACGAAAAGGGTGTATTTTTAATATGTTCGGGATTAAATAGGGGCGGCAGAGGAGGCAGAAGAAACGTCGCACTAAAATTTGACAATTGTTTGATTTTTCAGAAACTATCCGACCAGGAAAAAATCCTTATTAGTGCTATCGACTATCTCGAAAAAAATTAGAATGTATATCATTTCAATATAGTTTTGCATACTATTGAAATTATATTTATAGTCTAGATTTCACTTATTATATCTTCTCAAAGTCATCCTCGTCGTCGTTATCGTCGTTATCGTTACTAACATCGCCATATTTCGCAAGTTCTTCTTCGACGTTTATTACGACTTCTTTATATACCTTGTTCTCGCTGTTCTCATTTTTCTCGTTGTTTTCCTCTTGTTTATTCTCTACAATAATAGTATTATCCATAGTATCCCAGTAGTTCGAAAAATACGCATCCAAATCTGTGCCCTCGCATAGCCCCATATTTTCATCACACATTATCGGCTCCAATGATGGCAAGTCGCGATACAAGTCTTCGATATGCGTGTTGCAATCAATACTTAAGCAGGCATTCGCACACTCCAAATATGCACACTTTTCCTTATACTCGCGCAACTGCGCTCTCATATCATCCAGAAGACCCCTAACTTCGGTAGTCGTTTCGAAACATTGGGCGTTTTCGGTGTTATTTTCTTCCACCTTGGACACGCGTCGGCGTAGGATGCCAATCTCGGCATATTTTTTGGCAAGATTGCGCGACCGATGCTTGGCGTGACGCAACTTGCGCGTATGGATGGTCAAAATATCGGAAAATCGGTCGAGACATTTATTGGTGTCGTCGTTCTGGTCGACTAAATCGCGGATACGCTCATATAAATCGGTGCCATCTTTTTCGCTGAGATAGTGCTGCGATATACGCGCTATTTTTGCATCATGGTCGTTGTGACACGTTTTTAGGGCACTGATGCCACGCTCGGCGATATGCATACGCTCCGCCAACTGGAGATTTACCCAATCATTTACACGCGACTCAATGCGGTCAATCTTGCGCGATAAGTCGGATACATGTTTGGTCAGTATTTCGACAGATGTCACAATTTCGCCAGGGGATGGGAGCTTTGAAGACGTTGGGACGTTTATCATGGGAATATACGGATTCGTTTGGTAGGTGGGTGGGTGAAATACCGCCGGTCTGCTTGTATTTGGGCTGAATTTAGGATTCATGGTTTCGCGATTGGTTGATTGTGTGTTTGGTGTGAACTAATTATACTATAGTATAATAGTTATATTTAATATTTTCAATTTTATATATATTATATATTAGTAATACTATCATAATATTATATAATGTCGCAAGGGTCAACGCATGAATTTGGTGAATCACCTATCCGAATAAAAGAAAGACAAAGGTCAAGGTCACCGATAGGAGAAAGTGAAAAACAAAAAAGAGACAGAGGCCCTCGTATTTTTATATTCCATTGTCATGCAGTTACATTCCCAGGAAAAGGTGGAAGACCGGCACTTATAGACCATGTCGATGTTGACACATTTACATCTGCAAAGTTTGGACATTCTTTTGGTGTATATATGTATAATCCACATACCTCCTCTTTTTTTGACGAACCTTATAATTATTTTATTGAAGAAGTTGTAAAAAGAACTAAAGAAAACCCAGATGATTCATTGCAGAAAGATAAACTTAGAAAAATAATTAATGATTCATTATGTTTTAATCGAGACGTAACGGGTTTTATTTTTCCAGATAAATGTAATTTTAGATGTCATCAGGTGGGACGAAGAATGGCAGACATGTATATGATGACTCCTGGTCCTCCTATGGATGATGTTATTTTATCGGTTGACCCACTTACGGGTGATAAAGAAGATGTCCATGGCAAGTTTGGACTTGTGGAAGTTGAACAAAGAGAAATGACGTATCCAAACGTTATAAAAGAAATAGGTCAAGGACTTGAAGCTCCGATAAGTAAAGCTGAACGTGAACTCGAATACTTGCGTTCACAAATATCAATGTTTTCACAAGAAAACACTCCAGAAAATATGAAAAAAGTTAGAGAATTTCAAAAAAAGTATGATAATAAATTTCTAAGACTTAATTTAAATAAATCGGCTTTACGGGGTGCATTGCAGGGCCCTAAGTATGTATTTAAACCTGAATATGAAAATAGGTATAAGTATGTTGATGATGCCTATCCTGTCATAACACTTTCTGAAATGATAGATATTGCTGTTAGTAATGGGACTATTGACCCTCAAACAGATTTTGTTGTCTTGCAAGCATGTAGAACTTTTTATGGACAACTACCAAGCGACTATGACCCTACGAAAAGTCCTGGTAGAACTGGTAGTGAATCGGATAGTCAAGGTGGAGGCATGAGACGCGCGTATAGTCGCAAAAAATATGGGAAGAATAAAAACAGGAATAAAAATAAAAGGAAAACAATACGTAAATTAAAATCATCTAAGTCACGCAAACGTAGCAGTTAGCAGTTCGTAATCAACAATGCGTGCAGATGAATATTTTGCCGTCGCCGCGAGAGTGTGCTGAATTGCGCACATCAAAGGGGTAAAGTATTTCGTGTGTATTCAACCCATGAATATGAAACTTCGGGAATACTTCTTCCAGTTTGCGGATTAAGCCGTGATCGGCATTCTGAGTCAAATCCGCGTGAATATGTTTTTTCATTTCGGCACATAAGTGGCGCGACAGGATGTCAAATGCTTCCGACTCTTCTTGATTTCTGTTTATAAGTTTGGGGTCGAATTGTTGGCGGTCAACCACGATATCCATCTCGTATTTCCAGAAAACATCACACGACATCACGAGACGCAATGTGACGCTGGGGATGTTGTTGTTATTGTCGTTGCGGTTGCCTGTTGTGGTATGGGCTTTGTTCATGATGGCTTTGTGTATGTCTTTTTACTATATCATATTATAACGTATGATATAGTCTTCAATTTTCTGTTATGGTATATATTTTAATTCGCACTACTTTTTTCGTATAGATGTTTTACGTTTATTATTGCCTTTTTTGATAGTTTTCTTTGTTTTTTTAGGTTTATTTGTTTTTTTAGTTGTATTGAACTTGTATTTGATAGTTTTACGCTTTTTGGGTCGTGGGGGTAATAACCTGCGTTGTTTTTTACCACCACCACTAGCTGATGCTAGTGGTAGTTTGTCTTTTGTAAATAGTGGCATGCTTGATAGGTTTTCTATTGGTAACAATAGATTAAAAGGAGTAGGACCTGGATAATTGGTAAATACTGACGCATAGGCAGATAGGTCAAACACTTGAGTTTCTACATATCCTGCGGTTACAAAAGATTGAAATGGTGCCTTTAAAGCATTTAATTGTTGTAAACCATAGTTTGGTTCTTCTGTGGCTCCCGCTGGTGGAGTAAAAGAGTTCAATTTTTCAGGGAAATTTTGCATAAATATTTGAAGAATCGAAACACCATACCCAAATAAAGTAGATGCTATTTGAAACGATAATGTAACAAAGGCATTTTTATACATAAGTAATACATCATTAACGTTTTTCATAGCGTCATCAAGTCTTTGGCTTGCAACGCTGAGTGTGTCAATCTGTTTTTCAGTAGTTTTGTTATATCGACCATCATGGGTGCTACGATTATCTTGATAAAAAGTGTCCATATTCATGGTTTTCTGATGAATTGTAGATACGATTTTACTAACTTCATCATAAGCAAGTATTAATTCTTGTAGTAATTCATTAATAGTAAGATCTAATTCAATCAATTGTTGTAATGCGTTAGCACCTGGCGATTGACTACTAAAATCAAAATTCACTTGTACACCACTATCATCATCAGAAATTTTATATTTATAATTGGGTTCTAAACTACGTTTATAATTTATAATCTTAGTATTTAAATTAATTATTTTATCATCTTTTAGTTTTTGTCTAAACGTATCATTTAATTGTATTAATGATACGCTATGGGCTTTTTCTAGTTCTTCAATGACGTTTTTATGACCTTCAAGCAATTGTCGTTTTTCTTCTATTTTACTTCTATTAAATTGTTCGCTTGAAGCGTTTTTCTGTTCCAATAGAGTTTTTAAAGCATCACGTTCACCTACTAGTTTAGATATTCTTACTTCTTCTTGATTTTTTTTTTCATGTGAAAGGAATGGGGTTCTCCGGAATTCAATATTGGCATTTTCAACGACCCCAACCAATCTTCGATGATTCTCCCCAACTTCTTTAATTTTAGTAATATATTCTTTATTAGTATCTTCCGTCCTTTTCTCAAATTCATCAACAATGGTTCTATGTTGTTCTGTTAATGCTGTAAGCTGAGCCTCGTGTTCACTTTCTATCTTAGCTTTTTCTTTCCCGTATTCATTAAATGTAGTTTTCCATTTTTCCTTTAGACTACTAACATTATTTCCTAGAAGTACAACATCTTTTACTTGATTATTTACATCATCGATACAATAAAACAACGCGGTTTGTTTAACATCAGTACCCACATTCTTTGTATAAAATTGTTTAAATATTTCAACCATTTTTTTTAATGTTTCATATAATTGTTCGAATGTATAAAGACTATTTCTTAAAGGTTGTTCCAAACTTGCCACTGGAGATGCTGCAGAAGATGATGATGTAGCTTCCTTTGGCTGTTCCGGTTTTAAATATAATGTAACTACCCGATTCTCATTAAATTTTACACGAAGCTCTTTTATCATTGCTTTTACATTTTCTAATCTTGATTTTAAAATTTGGCATTCTTTTTGAAATTTTGTAATTTCAAAAATAATAGCGGCATGTCTGTCTTTTGAATTTCCAAAATAATTCGACGATTTTTCTTCTCTTATTTTTGAATCACGTATTAATTCATTAAGTCTACCTATATTAGACTCAATAAAATTTATCACTTCTCCTAGCTCTTGGGTATTTAATTTACTAATAATCGCTTGTAAGTTTCCTGATATTTTATCACGTATTTTTTGTATTTTTTCATCTAGCGGTATATCAGTTGCAGGTTGGAGGGTTTGTAATAAGGTCAAAAAATGTGTATTTACAAATAAGTTACCGGATCCCTTTTTTTCTGAAAGTGTCTGTAGAATACTTCTAGTATTATCAAATAATTTACTATTTAATCCAATTTTTTTAACATTTTCATTTATATTTTCTTGTATTAGTTTCGCTTCACTAAATAGGGACTTCTTACTAGACATCATACTAGACTTATCAATAATAGAAGGGGGTAAAGTCAAAGTGGCAAAAAAATCATTTACAAAAATACCAGTTACTGACATAAAAAAAGGGGTTAATTCGCCACCAATATCAGTTCTTCCGGTAAATGTATAAATCGCAAGAGGAATTTTACTCATGTCTTCCAATTTACCAACAATACCGCCACCTGTTTGAGCAAGTTCTTTAATTTGTTCGGGTTTTAATGGCTTTGCATATTCGGTAATTTCTGTTAGTAATTGTTCAACATTGGCATCAAGTTGTTCATCCGGTACTTTTGCTTTATCAGTTGATTCTTCTATTTTGTCTAATTCGGTACTTTTTTCTTTAATTATTTTTGTTATTTCGTCTACATTCTGTGGTGTTATTTCTTCGATATATAGTCTATCACCTAATTCACTCATACCTGTATGTACATCATGAACCTGTTTTGTAAGTGGAATTTTTAAGGGTTCATGCTTAATAGTCTCAATCTTTTGTTTAATTTTATTAATTTTTTCTGCCAATGCGATATATTCTTCTTTTATTACCACCACCGCTGCCTCCGCTGCCGCTTGTGCCTCCGCTGCCGCTTGTGCCTCCGCTGCCGCTTGAGCAGCAGCGACATCACTAAAAATCTGTATTCTAGAATTGTCCTTATCGCTCACGATGATGCGCCCATGGCCGTCGATCAAAACGCCATAAGGATTATTGAAATCACCATCGCTGTTGCCCCCTTTGCCAATAGTTTGCACATAGCTGCCATCCGCGTAGTTCAGCACCTGCACTCGATTATTACCCATGTCAGCTACTATGATGTGGCCTGCATTGTCAAAAGCGATGCCGCGAGGATTACTGAACCCACCATTACCTGAGCCTTTGCTGCCAATAGTGCGCATGTGCTTTCCATCGCCGCTCTGCAGAACCTGCACGCGATTATTGCCACCATCAGCCACTACAAGATTGCCTTGACCATCAAAGGCTATACTGCCCCAGCCGTTGAGCTGCCCTGGGCCGCTGCCTCGGCTGCCGATGGTGCGCACGTGGGTGCCGTCGCTCAAACGGAACACTTGAATACGGCTGTTGCCTGAGTCATGCACGAACACATCTCCACCGCTACTGACGACAACGCTGCAGGGCTGCGATAATTGAGACGATGCAGTGCCTCTACTGCCAATGGTTAGCACGTGGCCGCCGTCAATGTAGCGCAACACCTGCACACGATGATTTTCCGTGTCAGCTACTATGATATGTTTGCCTTCTTTGTCAAACACGACATCATATGGGTTGTTAAATTGACCACCATCCACAATACCATAACTACCAATTGTTTTGATAATAGCGCCGTCGTTGAGTCGAACAACTTGCAAGTTACTACCACCGGTGTTGGCGACAACTATGTTGCCGTTAGGGTCCCATGACATGAGCTTTGGAAATTTTAATTTGGAATCCTTAATTTCCATTAAAAATTTTACACCATCGTTAGCCGCTTTCGGTGCCACCGCTTCAGCAGCAGCCTTTGCTTCAGCAGCAGCCTTCGCTTCCGCAGCAGCCTTCGCTTCCGCAGCCGCTTTTGCCTCCGCTGCCGCTTTTGCTTCAGCAGCGGCATTGGCTTCATCAGCGGCATTGGCTTCAGCAGCGGCTTTCGATTCAGCAGCAGCCTTGCCTCCAGCCGCAGCCTTGCCTTCAGCAGCGGCATTGGCTTCAGCAGCTGTTTTTGCTTCAGCAGCAGCCTTGGCTTCGGCGGCAGCCTTGGCTTCAGCAGCTGTTTTTGCTTCAGCAGCAGCCTTCGCTTCAGCAGCTGTTTTTGCTTCAGCAGCAGCCTTCGCTTCCGCAGCAGCCTTCGCTTCCGCAGCCGCTTTTGCCTCCGCTGCCGCTTTTGCTTCAGTAGCAGCCTTGCCTTCAGCAGCCGCTTTTGCTTCAGCAGCAGCCTTAGCTTCAGTAGCAGCCTTCGCTTCCGCAGCAGCCTTGGCTTCCGCAGCAGCCTTGGCTTCAGCAGCGGCATTCGCTTCAGCAGCAGCCTTCGCTTCAGCAGCGGCATTCGCTTCAGCAGCAGCCTTCGCTTCAGCAGCGGCTTTTGCTTCAGCAGCAGCCTTCGCTTCCGCAGCAGCCTTGGCTTCCGCAGCAGCCTTGGCTTCCGCAGCAGCCTTCGCTTCAGCAGCAGCCTTGGCTTCAGCGGCGGCTTTTGCTTCAGCAGCAGCCTTCGCTTCCGCTGCCGCTTGTGCCTCCGCTGCCGCTTGTGCCTCCGCTGCCGCTTGTGCCTCCGCTGCCGCTTGTGCCTCCGCTGCCGCTTGTGCCTCCGCTGCCGCTTGTGCCTCCGCTGCCGCTTGTGCCTCCGCCGCCGCTTGTGCCTCCGCCGCCGCTTGTGCCTCCGCCGCCGCTTGTGCCTCCGCCGCCGCTTGTGCCTCCGCCGCCGCTTGTGCCTCCGCCGCCGCTTGTGCCTCCGCTGCCGCTTGTGCCTCCGCCGCCGCTTGTGCCTCCGCTGCCGCTTGTGCCTCAGCAGCAGCTTTCGCTTCAGCAGCAGCTTTCGCTTCAGCAGCAGCCTTGCCTTCAGCAGCAGCCTTCGCTTCAGCAGCAGCCTTCGCTTCCGCAGCAGCCTTGCCTTCAGCAGCAGCCTGAGCTTCAGAGGCAGCCTTCGCTTCAGCGGCAGCCTTCGCTTCAGCGGCCGCTTTTGCTTCAGCAGCAGCAGCGTCATCACCAAAAATCTGTATGCGGTGATTCGAGGAGTCGCTCACGATGATGCGCCCTTGTCTGTCGATCAAAACACCAAAGGGATGTTTGAACTCCCCGTCTTTAACGCCTCTGCTGCCGATGGTTCGCACGTGGCTGCCGTCGCTGTAGTTCAGCACCTGCACTCGATGATTACCCCAGTCGGCTACAATGATGTGGCCTGCAATGTCAAACGCGACGCCTTCGGGATAGTTGAATTGACCAGCGCCTGTACCTCGGCTGCCTATCGTGCGCAGGCAAGCGCCGTCGCTGAGCCGAATAACTTGCAGACGATTATTGCCGGCGTCAGCTACTACAATGTTGCCTTGACCATCAAAGGCAATACTGCCCGAGCCGAGGAGTTGCCCTGCACCGCTGCCTTTGCTGCACATGTTGCGCACGTGGGCGCCGTCGCTCACACGGAACACTTGAATGCGGCCGTTGCCCTCGTCATGCACAAACACGTTCCCGCTGCCATCAACCGCAACGCTGCGGGGAGAGATGAACTGCCCGTTTTCACTGCCATATCTGCCGATGGTTCGCACGTGGCCGCCGTCGCTGTAGCGCAGCACCTGCACTCGATGATTATCCGTGTCGGCTACAATGATGTGGTCTGCACTATCAAACGCGACGCCGCGGGGATAGTTGAATTGACCAGCGCCTGTACCTCGGCTGCCTATCGTGCGCAGGCAAGCGCCGTCGCTGAGCCGAATAACTTGCAGACGATTATTGCCGGCGTCAGCTACTACCAAATTGCCATATTTGTCAAGCGCCATGAGCTTCGGGTCAATGAACTCCAAATTTTGACTACCATGAGTGCCAAATTTGCTCAAAAATGTTACATGATCCCCAACTGCGCCCACTACTGGTGCATCAGAACTAGAAGCAACAGGAGCAACAGGAGCCGCAGAACTAGAAGCAACAGGAGCAGAACTTCCACTGCTGCTAGGCAAACTTGTAGTACTGAAGATCGCACCAGCACTGGTACCAGCACCAAATGCAAACGCTGGAGCAGAACTTCCACTGCTGCTAGGCAAACTTGTAGTACTGAAGATCGCACCAGCACTGGTACCAGCACCAAATGCAAACGCTGGAGCAGAACTTCCACTGCTGCTAGGCAAACTTGTAGTACTGAAGATCGCACCAGCACTGGTACCAGCACCAAATGCAAACGCTGGAGCAGAACTTCCACTGCTGCTAGGCAAACTTGTAGTACTGA